GGAGTAACAAGTTTGCTGTATAGATCCAGTGTTTTGTTATTATATGTTATATTGGGGTGTTTGTCAAGGGGTTGTTGCGTACCTGAGTAAATGATATGGTTCAGTTATTGTTGGGATGTCTAGCTTTTTATGTTCGAATGTTTGTTGATCTAGGGTTTCGTATTGGATTATGGAGTTATGGAATTCGAATTTATACAGAAAGAATTTCTCTTCATAGTAATTGAAGTTATTCATCAGTATGTACAGTTCATTCAGATCATATATTTTAATTGATTTTGCGGTTAGTGTTTTGTTTTTGTATGTGGCTAATGGGGCACAGAGGAATCCATATGGTGTGAATGTGTTCAGGAACCAGATGGTTTCAGGGGTGGTGTTTTGGGTTAGGTATTGTTCTTGGGTTATTGTTGTGTTCATTGGTTTCATTATTAGTTAAACATTTACCGCATTGAATGTCAGGTTTGTTCAGGCGGGTTATCAGATCTTGTTTTGTTTGATAATCCGATTCTTTTATATTTCTACAGATACAGATGATCATTGGGGGGTTTGGCTGGCAGGGTGGGATTCGAACCCACATTTAACTGATTAACAGTCAGCCCTCATTACCTATCGAGCACCTGCCAATTTTTCTATTATTTTATTATATGGTATTTAGTTGTTGTTGTCAAGTATTTGTTTTTTATATTCTTCAGTCCAAAAACTGTAATACATTGTCTTGGATAAAATATCTCTTGCTTTTAATAAAGAATCTTTTGGTTGTACTAATATCATTGGGTAATGCATATTGCCAGTACAGATACCATTGATATATCCAGGATCATCGGGATGATCTTTTAAAAATATCAGATTAGTATTATTTTTATTTAATTCATTAGCAAATTCTATTAAATTATTATTAGATAAAGTTTTATTTTCATCATAAAAAATAATAATTTCAAAATTTTCTATTTCATTTATTTTTATACTTATATCAGTAATATTTTTAAATGGGAAAATGAATATGGTATTTTCTTTTAATGCTTTTTTAGCAAAAGGACATACAGACATTCCTTTTAATTCAGGTCTTCTTATTATCACTCTATCTATCCAGTCTTTTATCGGTTCTAACATAAATACTTGTATTTAGGTAAAAATATGTTGGGATTTAAAGTTTGGCTAAAAGAATGTATCTTAAATGAAGCTAAAATAGAACATTTTTCTCATATTGGTTTAGATCCTAATAATCAAGAGCATAAAGATCTAGTTACTGCATTTAATAATACTCCACAAAAAGATTTGGTCAAGAAGAATCCTAATCAGTATAAGAGTATTGATGAATTACGTACTCATCCATCAATTAAACATGAATTAGATAAGATTTACACTAAAAGAATTGAAAGAAGTAAAGATCTGAAAGCAGCTGAGAGAGGCGATTATAGATTAATTCATCATGACCCAAAGAGTGGATTAAAAGTATTCAAAGTGCATAATCAAGAAGGTTGTGCAGCTGTTGGTGATGGTGCTAAATGGTGTACTGCTCAGAGAGGTGGTAATGCAATGGGTATGTATGATCCTAGCGGTAAACATAGCTATGTTATTCATACACCAGAAAAAGGTAATTTAAGTCGTATTGGTATTATTGGAGTTAAACCAGGAGAAAAACATCAAGAAGGAATGGGTGGCAATTTTCAAGATAAAGGAAATAATACAGTTTCTGATGAAGATTGGAATATGTTGAGGAAGAAGTATAAGTTGGATGATGTTAGAGGGCTTGAGGGAATACGAGGAATCACTCTCGGAAAAGAAAGAAAAAAAGAATTAAGTGACGAACTGCATGGTAAAATACAAAAAGGTAAATTTGATCATCATGATATTGAACATGCCATAAAAATGGGATATTATAGCAAATCACATAAAGATGCTATACAAAATCTTGTCAACGAAAAAGTTAAACCTGATATGTCAGAGGATGAACTATTAAAAGTTAAAAGTGATAATCCATATGTTCATTCAGCTATATTAAATCATCCAAATCTTACTACTTTAGGTATTCACCGTTATTATACTGATAATGTTGCAGGATCTCAACATGGATTTGCCCCAAATGTGCAACAAGCAATATTAAATAATCCTAAAACAGGAAGTGCTGCACTTTCATCATTTGGAACCAGATATGTAAATCATGATAATGACCATGAAGTAGAAAGATTACTAAATCATCCAAAGGCAGATGGGAATGTTGTCGAGGCATTAATAAATCATGGTGGTTTATCACGAAACGCAGTAGAGATGATTTCCAAACATCCAAAAGCTTCAATAGATCATTTGCGAGAAATAGCATGGAGACAGGATATACCGTCAGAAAGGTCAAAACGAATATTTCATAATATAATAAACCATCCAGCTATAAAAAGTCGTGATGATGTTCACCGTATTGTAGACTCATTTGCAAGAATTCCGGAAGATAATGAAATGAAAGAGGTTGATAAAAAATTGAAATCTTTCGATAATAAACCAGTTGATCCAATGAATCCAGGTGGGAACTAAAATGTTAAAATTTAAAGAATTTATTGATGAATCTTTTGAACCAAACTTCAATGCAGCTCATTATGGTTGGCAGAAATCACCAAAAGAAGAGAGGCATGTGGTCAATTTTGTCACTAAAAACAAAACCCCATATCAGTTGCAATTGCATCAAGCAAAACCAGACGAAGGACATCATTTAGGTTTTCAAGTTCTTGGTAAAACCAAAAGTAAGTCACTTGAAAGGACTGGTAAAGGGGAAATTAAAGATGTTATTGGGTCTGTGATGGGTTTGGCGATGAAAAAAGCAAAGGAAGAGCCAAGTATTCATAAAATCCATTATGAAGGAGCAGATGATGGATTACGAAGCATGTATGATACGATAGCAAAACACCCAGCATTCCATAGAAGTTTATCAGCTAATGGGTTCAGATATGCTGGAAAATCAGGTAATATTCACACAATCGAGAAAGTATAATGTTAAAATTTAAAGAATTTTTAGAAGAATTAGAAAATCCTACAGGAAAACTTAAAGATGCTTGCTGGAAAGGATACAAAGCCATAGGAACTAAGAAAAAGGACGGTAAAACCGTTCCTAATTGTGTTCCAGAAGACGTAGAACTAGATGAAACTGCAGCTTGGCAAAGAAAGGAAGGAAAGAATCCAGAAGGTGGACTCAATAAAAAAGGAGTTGAATCTTATAGAAGGGAACATCCAGGATCAAAACTGCAAACAGCAGTAACAACTCCCCCTTCTAAACTTAAAAAAGGAAGTAAATCAGCAAAAAGAAGGAAATCTTTCTGTGCTAGAATGAAAGGAATGAAGAAAAGACTGACTTCTGCTGAGACAGCAAGAAATCCTGATTCTAGAATTAATAAAGCACTAAGAAAATGGAATTGTTAATTCCCTTTTAACTTCATATTTAAATAGAAGTTCTCAAGAACAAGGCAGGTAATCGAACTTAACATCGCTACCTGCCTTTCTTTTTCATCTAAGCTATTAAATCTATCCAGAACATCAATACAAGCCAATTTCATAAATTCATTTTCATCAACTCGCATCATTCCCCAGTCAATAGGGTATTCTTTTAATGCTTCTTTGGTTAAATCCACTAAAAGTTCTGGGGTTATATCTTTAAAATCAATCATTTATGTTCTGTGGTTTCTTTTAATTTAAGAGCTGCACCATGACCAGCTGCGATAGTAGATAAAGCAATAGCTAATTCAACTACAGTAACTGTCCCTCCAGACAAAACCGAAAGGACACCCAAAGAACAGACAGCAACAAAAGAACTTCCCCAAGATATCCTACCCATGCAGAAAGTTTCATTATCCTTCTCCGTAAAGATATGTTTAGCTACCTTTCTCATGTTACTTTAGTTTCAAAATCGGCAGCAGATACTAAGACTGGTAAATCTGTTGATTTTATATCAACACTTGGCCAACGATATCCTACAACATTATCGGTTTTGAATAATTTAATATTAACAGCATCAGATTGATTACCACCAAGAACATAAAGGTTGCCGTTTTTATCTTTTCCAACCACAAATCCAACATGACCCCCACCTTTTCTTGTAAATACTACGATACAACCAAGTACAGGAGTTTTTAGGGCAATACCCCAGTTCAAATAGGATTTAGCAAGACCGCTACGGGTTGATTTCATCCCAACATTTTCAAGGACTGCACCAACAAAAGCAGAACACCATGGAACCTCATCGTTGCTGATTCCAGAAAGATGAATTCTCTTCCAGAAATCAACAACAGTTGAGTTATTTTTAGGACCAGAAATTTCTTTTAAACCTATGTATTTTTCAGCTTCAACAAGCCAAGAAGGTTTTACAGACATAATAATACCTTAAATAAAAGTATTTAGGTTTCCAGAAACTCCTTAGCAATTGCTGATGCAATTCTTCCATCATACAGATTAGTATGATTAGTCTTTAGATAATTCATGATCTGAGCAAGACTTTCTTTTGGAGTAATATTAGAAATGATTTCCTTTAATTCATCTACTGAAAGTAATTTAGGAAGATATCGATTATATAATTCAAGCTCATTACTCAATTCTTCATTCATTCCCTTGATCTTAGTAATTTCTTCGACACCAAGTTTGAATTTCTTGATTACAGAAATGACTTCATCTTCAGTTGGATCACCGTTTCTTTTGGTCTTTCCGACCATACTACATTCAGAATAAAGAGTTACTAGAAGAGTAAGAAGAGATTGATTCTTTTCTCTTCTAGCATGATCTAAATCTGATTTAATTTCAGATAGAGTATTCATTATTCAACCTGATAAATCCAAGAATTTCCAATGGTTCCAACCTTATCAGGTGGAAAACAATCGTAAACTGCCCTACGAAGAGGTTCATGGTGAAAATCATCCCCTGCTAGGTAACAGCCCTTCTTAACCTTTGGCAACCAAGCTTCAATATCAGCCTTAACTGAATCATAATCATGTGCACCATCGATATTGACGAAATGTAGACTTTCATCTTCATAATTTTTAGCTGCTTCAACCGAAGAAATTTTAAATAGATTATAATGACCTTCTACAGGCTTTAAATTTTCAATACAAACTTCCATAAGTCTATCATTAATTACATCAGGATCTTGTTGATGAACATCCTCATCCAAAGAACCTTTAAAAGTATCGATGCAATCAAATGTGATCGTCTTGCCACTATTAATGATTTCAACGCACATATAAGCAGCTGACTTTCCCTTCCAAACTCCACATTCCACAAAATGCGCCTTTTCTGGTGCCCAGTTTACGATGGTTGAATATAATGACTCATAGTTAAACCAACCTGGAACCTGCTGATAGAAATGTTCCATATTAAATCCCCTTATAAAGGGAAGCAGAAAGTTGGAATGCACTCTTCCAAGACCACTCATCCAATACTAGCTGATTAAAGATATAGTCTTCCACATCAATAACCTCATCGACACTCAATTCAAGCATACGAATAGCCTTGGTATATTCCTTTTCATATGAAACTGGTGGAGTAGGAAATGCTGTAAACTTCATATTATCGCTACCAGTATTAGCTACCTTTAGATTAGCTTTTGCAATCTTGATAACAGCAGCTTTATAATCAACTACCGATTCTTCATACTCATTAATATGTTTTTGTTTATTTTCCTTAACAAGATCCAGAAGTTCTTGTCGATTCATACGAATACTATTCATTACATTTCTCTTATTGTTTAACATATATTAATTTTATTAAACGGGGTGTATGTTTTTAGAGTTGCAGTCTAATTTTGGTTGCAGAAAACACCCCAATATTACTTAAAAATCGTACTTAGGATTCATAATTGCCTTTAGCATGATTCCTTCAGGGGTGAAAGAATCTGAATCAGCACTAAGTACAGCACCTAAAATCGCAGGACTAAATCCAGATACAAGAGCCACACCAGATGCATCATGACGTACTGGAACATTATCCTTAGCGTTTATATTCCAGAATACTAAAGCAGGACATTCGTAACCTGCATTTTCATACTTACGCCTAATCATTTGGTAGGCTGAGTCATCAAACCTAGTGCATTGATTAAATTGCATATCTGAAAGTATCAGTAGCATATTAGGCATTTCTTCACGCGGAACATTACCATTAATTGCTGTGGTTAGAATCAAATCAAGAGCAGAATGAAGATCAGTACTCATCGCCCACTTAGACTTGATCATTTGGTTACAACGATCAACAATATTACCTTGTAGATGTAAAATTTCTGGATGAGTAGAGAAAGTAACAAACAAATCCTTAAATTTACCCTTATTCTTTTCTGATAGGTACAATCCTAATGAAACAGCCACATCAAGACAAGTCACAGACGCATTAGTTCCAGCAGGAGTACACATAGATCCAGATACATCAACCAAAGGAAGAATATTTGCATCACCAACGAAGTTCTCAAGAGCATTCCATTGATTTACAATCAAATCAAGTTCAGTCTTTTTGTAATTTGTTGAATAACCATACGGACTAATTATACCCTTCAGTACATCATAAGGATATACAGCACCAGCATTCACCTTAACTGACGCATCACCAGCATTCAGTTTATTTACATAATCAGTATATCCAACCGGATCATGCTTGTTGAACGCTTTCTTATAACGAGCAGAAGCTACAGATGGAACATGGCTATAATTGATATCAGTCCACGCATTACTACACATCTTAGTTTCTACCACAGTAGTATTAGTAGCCAAAAACTTACGATATTGACGAGGAGTCATATTCCAATAAGTCATGATTTCATTAGCAATGGCAGTTTTAGCTGACTTTTCTCTTGGAATCCATTTTGAGGCTAACTGATTACCAGAAAGAATAGCATCAAAAAGAACATCATATGCCTTGTGCTTATACTTTTGAGTACTGAAAACTAGGTAATCATCAAAACGACCAATTTCAGCAATTTTATCAAAAATACGATCTAGGATCTCAGGAGCATTTGACTCAAGATATACAAGAATATCACGGAAAAGCTTACGCTCACCAGCACCACCACGAACGTCACGAGTCCATAGAGCAATTCGAGTAGCAAGTTCTTTATCTTGCACAAAGGCAGAAGTGAATTCAGGAATGATATTCTTCCCTCTTGAGGCCCCGATTTTAAAGAAGAGATTGGTTAGAGAATCACCAGAAGACTTGAACGCCTTCATTCCATTTTCAGTTCTGGTAATACGATTATCTACAGCATTTGCAAAAGTTGTCATAATAATACCTCACGGTTTGCATTGTTTTAGTCAAATTTATAGTTTGATTATTAATGTTTGCTGGAAGCAAACCAATTTTAGCTGGATGTATTTTTATATGGACCGCTGTCTTACCATTCGACTTCTCTGTAAGAAATATACAGAGGATGGAATCGAACCACCTATTCGCGGTTTGTATTTTATAAAATTAAATTGCTGAAAACATCCAAATAATACAGGGTTCGTTTTTTCGTCGCTCTACCAGACTGAGCTACACCCCCCGAAAAGATATCAAGAAAGAATTCTTTTCGGGGAATGATTGGATTTGAACCAATGACCAACGGCTTAAAATGCTATAGTTTTGCAGAATGAACCCTAATTTTAACAGGAAGACTTTTTCTACTTACCAAAAGTACGTTGAATTTGCGGTAATCTTCCTTTTTTCTTCAACTTAAAGCTATGATATCCTATTTTTTACAGGTTGTAAAGCTTTTTTTTAAAAAATTATGTAAATATAGACCAAATAATGCAGAAGTTGATCTAATCCAACCAGAAACCAGAAAATTTGTGATTCTGCACCAATGTTAAGAATTTTATTCAGATTAGTCTTACAGAAATCAATCGTATAATGAGTACCAAAGTCAAGAATTCCCATTGATACTGGATCGATTCCAGTATTCAGAAGAATAATATAAGTTCCTAATCCATGAAGGGATGAATGTAATAGACCACCAGGATGAAGAAAAGTTCCTTTATTTTTCCATTGATATTCTGTTTGTGTGACAAAATCAATCAAAAAATGTTTAATTAAAAATAAAATTAATAATTTTTCAGTCATTCAGTTTCCTTATCCCACTCTTTAAATGTTTTTCCTTTATAGGTTTCGTATTCATCATATAAAGTTCGTTCATATTTATCAATTAAATTATCATTTTCATCAAAAACTAAACAACATCTAAAACCAATCTGGAAAAAAATAACATATTTTCGGTCATTGAGCTGATATTCAATAACTTTACTAAATTCTTCCCGTTTATATGGATCATATTTTTGAAGAATTTCCTCAGTTTCTCGTAAAGTTCTAATTTCTTTTGGATAAGACATTACTTTTTACGTCTCATTATCAAAATATGTTGTTTATTGTCATCAGTTTTACCCCATATTTTATTTTCGTTATTTTTCAAATATTCAGAATCAATTTCATGTTCTGTTTTTCCATCATGATGATGAAACGTAAAATTGGGGTCTTTTTCTTTAATTAAATCCATCCATAATTTTTTAGATCCACTGGATTGAACTGAGTCACTTTTTATATATCCATATTCATTCGCATGATGTTTCATAAAATTCTTTATATGACTGGAATCTCCGTTTCCTTTGTTTATATATCCCTGCATGTGATTTCGACTAACAACAGATATTTCAGTTGGTGTTCCTTTTACATTTCTATGATAAAAATGGATATCGTTTAATTTTGTTCTGTGATATCCATTACCTATGTTTTCACTTTTATCCGAATTATCCTTAATATGTTTTTGAATCGCGTTATAAGCTTCACTTTTTTCATTTTTGTCTTTTGTGTAATAACGGTCATCTTCTATTTTTGGAGTTTCAGACAAAAATTCTAAAAATGATAATAATTTATTCATGTAATAATTCCGTATTCTCGTTTATTAATGTGAAATGGTCGTAAATTTCTTGATCTCCGTCGATAACTAAACATTCAACAACAAATCCATCGGAATATCTCAAACTATACATTCTTTCATCAAATTCAATAGACAAGACTCCATTAAATTTAAGCCTTGGGGTTACTCCAACTGGATTAAGGTCATCAACAGTTTTCAACGTTTCAATATATTTTGGATATACGGAAAATGTTTTATATACATCAGGAGAAACATTCATTATCGATTACCAGTTCTTCCAAGCTTCATTGCATATTGTTCAGCTATAGACTTTCCAACTTTTTCGTTTCCATAGTCAAATTCTTTAGCAAATCCCATTTTATGTAACAAAGGCAATTGTTTTTCCAATCTTTTGCCAATATCTGTTCTATACAAAGGAGAATTTGCTACCTGCACTTGTTTAATGGTTTCATATGCATTATCAGCTGCTTCTTTTACTGAACTTCCTGTTCCAGTTACAGTTAACAGATAATTTCCAGCAGTAACATATCCTTTAAACTTTTTAATTTTTCCATTTTCGAGTTTAATATTTTCTCCCAATTTTATTTCAGAAAAATGTAAAGTATTTTTATCCTTAACCTTTGAAATATCAAGAGGATAGCCCCATTCAGATTCATCTTCTGGTTTCTTAGGAAAAGATCCATTAGCTAAAACTACCCCAACAGAAATGACACCTTCATCAACTTTCATTGTATCTTTACCATGAACAAGATCATACATCCACTGAGCTGTATCTCCTTTATGTAAAGCTTCTTGAATTTGAATTAAAGGGTAGCCAAAACGCTCTGTCGTTTCCAATGGGTAAGGAACACCAGTCTTTTCATCAATGATACAAGCAACATCAATATAACCACAATAATTAATTGATTCAAAATAAGGAATCAAAGGTTTCAGCAACATATCAGCCAATTTAGATTTTTTGGTATATGCTAAAACTGTTCCCATTTCTCCAGTATTAACCGAAAGATCATCATTCATTAATTTTTTGAATTCAAAATTTTCAAGAAAATATTGATTGAACCCATGTGGACCAAAAAATCCACCTACTGCCATTTCAATTCCAGGTTTAAATTCTTGTAAGATATAAGATTGTTTCTTTCCCATCTCCTTCCATTTCATAAGCATAAAAATCATATCTTCTGGAGATTTAGAAACATATGATAATGATTTATCAGTTTCATTACCACAAGGCTTAGAAACCCATCTTTTAGGATTTTGTTCGATGAACTTGATTCCTTCTTCATAAGAATTGAATGGACCAGAATAAGGCATAGTTTTTATTCCATGCTCTTTAAACAAATCTTGTCCATAGTTTCTATCAAGCTCAGATTTGGCTTTTTCGTCACCAATACCAAAAATAGGATAATCTTTATCTTTGTAAGACTTCATTTCTCTCATCAAAGTAATATTATCTGTCAACACGATAAGATCAGCCCAATCCATATATTTTTTATAATCAGAAACTTTATCAATGAGTCCATCTCCTAATGTAATAGGATGACTTTCTTTGTTCATATGAATGTAAAACTTTACATCATGTCCATGATCTTGAAATCTTAGAGCCAGATCAAGTGCTAACCCTTCAGAATCGACTACTAAAATCTTCATTGATATTTTCCTAACTTAAATCTTACTATTTATTCTTTCTAAACAACTTTTTGATTTTCTTTTGAAACTTCTCTATTTCATTATAATCAGAAACAAAATTCTTCTTTATATATTTTTTACCAGAAGTCGCTAAATATGCATTGATTTCATCAATTATAATTTCATCATCTGAAGAATATCCCATTTTAATTAATGAAGCCTTAAATTCATCATATACATAAAGAGGCATTTTGTTTATTATATTTAAAACCTCTATTTTATACTTTTCATCTAAAAAATATTTTGCATGACAAAATTCATGTTCAAAATCAGACTTCCTTCCTTTTAATGCTGATATTAGATAAAATGGTTCATTTTCATCTACAAGTTCAAGTATTTGCTCAAACAATTTCTTTTCGGTTCTAGTAAGATCAAATCTAAAATGATCTATGAAAGAAATTACTGAATATCCAGGAATATTAAATGCATCCCAATAAGAAAAGTAATTGATCTTTCCTTTTTCGGTCATATAGTAATAAAGAAAATCATCTATTCCTGTTCTTTGATTTCTTATATCCTCATGAGGAGATTCATAGAATTCTGATAATCTAAATAAACATATACTTTGATCTCTAAAATTATCAAAAGTCAAAGATACAATATTTTTATCAATCAAATCTATTTTATATATTGGAGTGAACATGTCGGTTTATCAAGTTGAATTAATGAATGATCGTGAACCTAACAACGTGGAATATATCATTAGATTCTATGTTACCAATGACTTCGGAAATATCCTTGAACATATTAAGAATGATTCTAAATTAGATTCATATGTAATTTCTTCAGTTAACAATATTAGTAGTTCTAATGATGTAATTATTATCTAATAATATAATATATCTATATAGAATGTATTAATGTATTATCAAAGGGCTACATACTTAGTGTCTCAAAGAGTCAAGTGAAAGTCAAGAACTTTTTTTAAAAATATTTTTTACTTGACTTTTTGATTGATTAGGAGTATTATTAATTTTTAATGGATAAAAATAGGTGAACTATGCAAAAACAATTTAAGCCAAAGGTCAATCTTCCTTCATATGTAAAGGTTAATGCGATGATGGGTGATATTCCTGGGTACAAGAAAATCATGGCTAAGGCGATTTATGAATTTGAACAAAAGCGTAATGAAAATCTACGTAAGATCAACAGAGACACTTCAAAAGAAGATTGATACAAAGATTTCTTACTTTTCTCTTGACAAAAATTGTAATGTTGAATAAAATCTCTATTTGGGTTTATAATCCAAGATACAGAATTGCCATTTCAACTTTTATTCAAAATATTTTATCATGAACATCTTTTATATTGATTCTGATGTACGCAAATGTGCTGAAATGCATAACTCTAAGCATGTAATAAAAATGATACTTGAGGAAAATCAACTACTTTCTACCGCACATAGAGTGTTAGATGGGATTGAATCTACAGTTATTTCTGATTCTGGTAGAAAAAAGAAAGTTTGGGAATTACCGGATGAAAGAAATCATATTTTATATTCAGCAACTCACATTAATCATCCATCAGCAATTTGGGTAAGACAGTCCAACAAAAACTACCAATGGTTGTGGGAACATGTCACTGAACTCTGTAAAGAATATACGTTTCGCTATGGTAAAATTCATAAGTGTGAATCATCGGGTCTTGTTTTAGCTCTCAACGAATGTCCAAAAAATATTCCTATTGGAGAATTTACCGAACCAACCCCAGCAATGCCAGTAGAATATATTGTCCAAGGTGATTCTTTGACTTCATATAGAAATTACTATGTTCGTGGCAAACAGCATCTTGCGTCATGGGAAGGCAAAGTAAATAGTAGAGAAGTTCCTTTGTGGTATCGTCAGGGATGTCTAGATTTAATGGCTGAAGATGCTCAGAAGTTGGGATTAGGTTATTGATGAAGAAAGTTTGTATTCAAATCATTACTAGTTTGGTCATTACAATTTTGTCTGAAATTGTTTTAGATCATTTTTTCAGAAAACCAAAAGCTCAACTTAAGATATCCAATTTAACTAAATAATAGATAACACTTGAGGATTATGCTGTGCCATTATACGATATTTTGAATAAAGAAACTGGTGAAATTGAAGAAGTATTCATGAGTATTTCTGCTTATGAGCAATACAAACTTGATAACCCAGATCACCAACAAGTATTCAATACTTTAAATTTTCAAGATTCTGTTTCTCTTGGAATTAAAAAGCCCCCAGAAGATTTCCAGAAATATGTATTGGAAAAAGTCAAGAAAAACAATCCATTACACACTATTCAATCTCGGTTTGAAACGCCAAGAGAATGGTAAACTAAACTATTGTCATGTTTATTTTTGAAGCTTTTATTTAAACTTCAACCGAAAGGGAATGAGAGGAATCTTATTCCCTTTTATTTTATAAAAAGGACTACAATGGCAAAAACCAAAAAGATCGGATCTAAATTTCTAAAAGGCCAAGAAATCGATAACATGGAAAATGTTTCAGCATATAAAAAACAAAAAAGAAAACCACAGAATACTTTAGGTGAAATTCATTTAAAAGAAATTCATCCATTAACAGAAAATCAAAGAAAAGTATTCGATGCTTACGATGAAGGTAAGAATATTATATGTTCTGGTTTTCCTGGATGTGGTAAAACTTTTTTGGCTATGTATTTGGCGTTAGATGATATTCTTTTTGGTGAAGGTGGATACGAAAACATTGTAATCATAAGAAGTTTAGTAAAATCAAGAGAAATTGGTCATTTGCCTGGATCTGCTGAAGAAAAAGCATCTGTATTTGAAGCTCCGTATAAAGGAATCTGTAATGAATTATGCAGAAGAGGTGATGCTTATGAGATTCTTAAGAAGAAAGATATTATTAGATTCGAAAGCACTTCATTTCTAAGAGGAATCACGTATAGTAACTGTATTGTTATTGTTGATGAATACGAAAATATGAATTTCGCTGAGATCGACACAATATGTGGCAGAATAGGATCGAATTGTAAATTACTTTTTTGTGGCGATTTACATCAGAGTGATCTTGTTAATACCAGAGAAAAAAGTGGATTTGAGGATTTCATGGATATAGCAAGTAGAATGAATAGTTTTGAGATTATTGATTTCCAAATTCCTGATGTTGTAAGATCTGGATTTGTTTATGAGTATTTAATGGCAAAATATGGTATCAACTGAAAATAAATTTGTACATTGTCCTCCAGTACCTCTTGTAGAACTGACAACAAAGACGATTAATGGTAAAAGACATTATGTTACTGAGAAAGGTAACTATGTTTCTATAACCAGTCTTCTTGGTGAATTTAATAAAAAATCTATATTTGAATGGAGGAAGAGAGTTGGGGAAGAAGAAGCTAATAGAATTTCATCAACAGCATCTTCCAGAGGAACTAGAGTCCATACTTTATGTGAATTGTATCTAAAGAATCAGGAAATTGACCGTAAAAAGCATTTTCCTGATACTTTGTCTAGTTTTTATACTATAAAACCACTTCTTGATAATATCAACAATATTCATTATCTTGAGGCTCCATTATATTCCAATCAATTAAAAGTTGCAGGAAGAACAGATTGTATTGGAGAATATGATGGAGTTCTTTCCATAATAGATTTCAAAACATCATTACGAGAAAAAGAAGAAGATTGGATTCAGTCATATTTTCATCAGGCAGCATTTTATGCTTGTGCTTATTATGAATTGACTGGAATTAAAATATCTCAGATAGTTATTATCATTGCAGTTGATGATGGAATGCCTCAGCTGTTTATTAAACCAGTAAAGGACTATATTAAACCTATGATTAATAAAGTTAAGTATTTTTATGAGAACATATATGTATAAATTTATTCTATTATTTTTATTATCGACTTCAGTATATTCATTTGAATTACCGAATAAAAAACTAACATCTGGTGATGTGGATCATGAACGAACCAAATCTGTTCTTTGTGTACCTAATTTTACTGCAGGTAAAGATGATGATGGTGAAAATGTTCGCCATGTACCACAGAAAATCAAAAATATAGTTTTTCAAGAATATGGAATTCCAAAAGAAAAAAGATCAGATTATGTTATAGATCATCTTGTTAGTCTATCTAATGGGGGATTGAATAACTTATATAATTTATGGCCTCAACCAAAAGATGAAGGACATTTAAAAGATAGATTAGAAAATAAGTTACATAAAATGGTTTGTAAAGGTCAGATATCATTAGAAGAAGCACAGAATGCATTAAGTGATAATTGGGAAAAATCATATTTAAAATATATTGAAGATTAGTTGACTTAATCTATATTTTCTAGTAATATAAAATATATAAATAGAAAATCAACCAAATAAAATTGGTTGATTTAGACTACTTTTAAAAATTAAAGTAATCGCTTGTATCAAATAGTAAAGTGCCGGTAATCCTGGTACTCCAATAGGAGAAAAGAACGATGAAATTTATTTCAATCATTATTATGTCTTTTGTGATCGGATTTTCAGTTAATGCTGAACAAATCGGAACTGCAAGCTGGTATGGTGGTAAGTTCCATGGCAGAAAAACCGCATCTGGACAGATTTTTAATACACATAAACTAACAGCTGCACATAGAACCATTAAACTTGGTTCCAAAGTAAAGATAACTAATTTACATAACCATAAATCTGTAATTGTTTTAATTAATGATAGAGGTCCATTTGTAAAAGGAAGAATTGCCGATTTATCATATGCTGCGAAAGAAGCATTGGATATGGGTGGTACGGCTAAAGTTTCAATCAAAGTGCTCGATTAAAGGATATTATGAAAAAGAAAGTGACAAAACCAAATCTAGAAGAAATGGAAAAATTTTCCAATAACATTTTAAATATTGTAGAAAGAGATAAATTAGATTATCTAGAAGCAATTACAGAATATTCAGAACAAGTTGGACTTGAGTTAGATATTGCTGCATCTCTCATCACTCCATTCCTAAAAGATAAAATTTCAGAAGAAGCTAGAAGAAATAATCTAATCGAAAAGACCCCAGTTCTATACATCTAATGTCTTCGTTAAGTTCTGGTCAAATGTATCATGCATTAAGATTGCATTTTACGTCAAAATATGATTTCTTTAAATATCAAGGAAAGACTAGAATAAAGACCATATCAAATAGTCATTTAGAAATATTTGGTATGTTGGATCGAAGATATAGCACAGATCTTCAGAATTTCTACGTCTCTAATTTAATTGAAAATCCAAAAATTTGGATTGGTGAATTATTATCTAATGATTGTGATAAGATATTTAAAGAATGGAATAAGAAGAATAGTAACTTGACTTATATCTATAAGCAAGATATTATTAATTTATTGGAAGAAGTATCAGATATTAATGATCTGATACTAATTAAGGATGATTTCCCTCTATTAATGCAAAAAGTAATGCAAGAAAAAATTCAATTAGAAACATTATTGATTATGAATTCTGTATTGAGGTTTTTCCCTTTGTGGAATAGAGATATCAAGGATGATATTTTTTGGCCTGGTTTTAAGAATAAATGTTTTAAATATTATCCTTTTTTGAAATTCAATAAGGATGATATGAAGAGTATTTTGAAAAATGAGGTCAAAAAGCTTATATAAATACATGTATATTATGAGTATTTGGATAAGTTGTTTTAAAATTGTTTATACGCTGTTAATAAGAGGTAATAATATATGTCATTTGCAAATCTAAAAAGAAACTCAGGGTCAAGTCTAGAAAAGCTTGCTAAGGCTGCTGAGTCCATGTCTTCTGGTGGGAATCAAAATTCCGATGCTGATGAGTATTGGAAGTGTAATGTTGATAAAGTTGGAAATGGCTACGCGATCATCAGATTTCTTCCTACTCCCGAACAAGATGGCGATGACGGACTCCCTTTCGTAAAGTATTGGGATCATGGTTTCCAAGGTCCAGGCGGATGGTACATTCAGACTTCATTAACTTCAATTGGTCTTAATGATCCAGTATCTGATTACAATGGAAAGTTGTGGGCAACAGGAAATGAATCCGATAAGGAACTTGCTCGTAAGCAAAAGCGTAGACTCCATTACGTTTCAAATATCTATGTTGTAAAGGATTCTTCTAATCCTGAGAATGAAGGTAAGGTTTTTAAATTCCGATATGGAAAGAAGATTTTTGAAAAGATCACTGGTGCAATGAACCCACAGTTCGAGGATGAAGTTGCGTTTGATCCTTTTGATCTTTGGACTGGTGCTAACTTCAAGCTAAAGATTCGTAAGGTTGATGGATATCAAAATTATGATCTGTCAGAATTTGATAAGCCATCTCCTCTGTCACAGTCAGATGAAGAACTTGAATTAATTTATAACTCTCAATCTTCTTTGAAGGAGATCCTTGATCCTAAGAACTTTAAGTCTTATGAAGAACTTGAACGTCTTCTTAACAAGGCTCTCGGTAATGCTCCAACAAAGCAAGCGTCGCCACAAGAAAATAAGATGAAGAACATCGAAACCAAAGAAAAGGAAATTGAAAATGCCTTTACTGATACTTTAGATGATGATGAGAATGCGGATTTTTTCGCAGATCTTCTAAACGATGACGATTAAAGAATAGGGGGCGAAAGCCCCCTTTTTTATAAAGTGATCCTTACCCATCCAGCCAATTTTCCTTCTCTCAATTTTTTCATATCTAATTTATTTTCTTCACAAAATGTTTTGTAATTTCCTTCCACGTAATAGACTACATTTTCTGGAGAAATAATTTTGTATTTTTTCGCATTGGGGTTATTCTGTTTATTATATTTGCCTTTGTTTACATGAATTAATTCTCCAGAAATATATCTTGGATCATCTACCTGAACTGTTAATATTTTTTCATCTTTATCTTTAACCGTTACTAGACCTTTTTTAGTATGTGTTAACTCACCATTCAAATATCTCGGATCATCTTTATTAACACAAAAAATACTTCCGTTTTTATCTCTTACTGGGACAAGCCCAGTAGTTACGTGAATATATTCCCCACTTATATATTTTTCATTATCTTGCGTCACCATATAAGTTTTCCCTTCGAAATCTTTTACTGGGATTAATCCTTTAGTAACACCAACTAAATCCCCATTCAAATATCTTGGGTCATTTATAGAAACAGAAACAATATTACCGAAAGAATCTTTTACAGTAACCATTCCAGTAGTATCAAAATTTTTTGCTCCGTTTTTCTTATTGAGGAATCTATCATCTTTCATCACATTCATTCTATCGAGGACTTTATCTTCCCAATCGCAACAAGCTTTTGGGTTATTTGGGAATATTTTTCTTATTTGAATAATATCTGGTTCACCATTTTTGATTCTAAATTCATTCACTTCATCAGAAGAAGTAAAATATGTTGTCCATAAATCATTTGGGCAACATCCTTGTTCGGTTTTCCGTCCATAATACCATGTATTAAGATGCGACCAACCTATTAAATATGTAAATGGAATATAAGTATTCATGCTGACATGCTCCTAAAGTGTTAATGTTAGAGTAAATGGGGATGGCAGTCCCGCGATTTACTATTATTTATACAGGTCTAACTGAATTATATTGAGCCTTCAACAATGTAGGCTCATTTGACCTTGCTCCTATCTCCATTCCCATAACACCTTCATTGCTAGGTGTCTTTTCATTTTTTGAACGTGTAGAACCACCAGAACCTCCTTGATTAACAACGATAGGTTGTTGTGGTTGTAATGCCGTTTCTTGTTTTATAGTATTGATATTCCTTGAAACAGAATCAATTGTTGCTCCTTGAGTTATCTCTCTTTGTGAAGGAGGTATTAATTGACTTGTATTTTCCGGTCTATTTAATATGTTTGTATTCTTTTCTCTTAGTATGGGAGCAGGAAAAGATTCTAAAGGTCTTAGTTTTTCTGGTTCTTGTGTTTTTTGTTTTTCTTCTATGATACCTTTTACATCAAGGTCTTTTACGGCTTCATATGATTCTTTCTTTTCTGGTTCTTTATTTGGAGTTTCTGGAACTAATTGTCTTTCTACCGTTCTTCTGTAAAGGCTTTGATCTTGAGCTTTTAAAGGTACGATTGGTTTATCTGATGGTTTATTAAATTTTCCCATTAGATCGATAGCACCTTTTGCACCAGATTCCACTACACCTCTCGATAGATTTGCTGCTTCAATTGCTCCTTCTGTCATTAATCCAGTTAAAGTTCCAAGAGGATCTTCTAAACTAGACATCAAAGTAGGTTCCGGAGCTGTTTGTCCCGTAGGTGGTTGATATGAAGCAATTGATGAAGTGTCTACGTCTGTTCCTTCGATATTTTGTGCAAACGTTTCTCCTCTGCTCATAAATCTGGACATATTTTGATATGCCTGAGCTACTGTTATATCACCACCTAACAGTGCTTTGTTTCCAGAAATAGAATTAGGAGCTAATCCTTTAACAGATGTGACTTTTGCTTCAGGATTATCTCTAAGAGATTTTAAGAAGGATGAACCTCCTCCTTGCCCTAAAAGATGTAATGCGTAAATGTTGGCATTTGGATCTGAACCACCTAATCTTTCCCCAATTTGCATATTTTCTTTAGAAAATTCAGCAAGCATTTGTGACTGTACTTTTGGATCATCTCTATATTGAGATGGGTTGGAAGTATCTAATCCATATTTTGACCCATATTTCTTTACAGTTGAATTCCAAGTATCTTCAGTAAATTGACCTAATCCAAATGCTGAACTTCCAGGATTTTTTGCATAAGGGTTAAATCCACTTTCTGCAAAGGATATTCTAGTCAAAAGTTTTGGATCAATACCCGCATCTTTTGCTGCTTGTTCCAATAATGGTTTTGTTTGTTCCCATCTTTGTGTAACATCTTTAGAAACTCTTTTTTGTTGAAAAGTTTCATCTGTCATGGGAGAAGTATGCGTCTGACCGTGAGATTTTCTCCACTCTTCCATAGGATCTTTAAAATCTTTAAAGAAGTTTTTAGGATTGAACGTCTCTCCGAATCTTTCTTCGCCTAATATATTTAATGCTATTCCTGGGTTTAATCCTATTCCTCCCATCAGCATCGACATAAGACTTTTCAGTATTCCACCAGCACCACCTTTACCCGCTGGACCAGGTGTTTTTGGTCCTTTTTGTCCGTTTGGTCCTCCAAGGGGAGAATTTAAATCTATTCCTCCAAAAGCAGGAATATCCATATTTTCTACTGTAAGATTATGTATCAGAACATCTTTAATTTCTAATTTATCAATTTTGAAATTTTTTATACTATCAAGTCTTTCTTCTTTTTTAACGGTTTCAGTTTGAAAATCCTCTAATTTAGCTTCGAGAAAATCCTGTTGTATAGCTTTTTCTTGGATTTCTTTTCCAATGAATTTAGCTAATGAATTATTAATACTCATTAAAACATTTTCAATACGTTCAAGAATTTTTACAGTTTTATTATTTTCTTTGATGTATGTTGAATTAATTGAGTTATCATTTGCTGCAACTGGGTTAAATGCATTACCAACAAATCCTATTCCTTTTAGGATTTTCTCAGATGAAATTTCTCTAATATTCCTATCGTCAATTGATTGAGATTTAGGATTTGAATTTAATGGTAATTTTGCCATTTTAAGACCTATTTTGTTTTGCTCGTTCGAGCTTTTCGTTTACTTCTTTAATGTATTGTTCTAATTGAATTAGATAAATCTCTCTTTCCCAAGGAATCATATTTTCCAAAACTTCAAGACTATATTTGTGGTGATGCATTAATGCAAAATTAGTCCTGAAATAATTCTGCAAATTATCATGATAAAAAGTTATACTAAAAAATTTTGTAGACCCTCCAGAACAATAGTATGTTCGAATCCACATTTTGAACATGTATTATTGATCTCTTTTTTTAATTTAGGTAAATGGGTAAAATGTTCTGCAATTTTTTCATATTGATCATTATTCAGCAAATCTAACCAATCAACCAATTCTTTTTTAGTAAATTCATCTCGGTAATATAGTTTTTCTGAATCAAAAACATATTCAACACAATCAGCAATAATTTCAGTTGTAATATCTGCTAGTCTTTTATCGGATGAAAAATTCTTTGAAATATCAAAATTAGGATGTTTCATTTTTAGACCCAATTCAGAATCCAAATTAATAATATCTGTATATCCATTTAAATCCACATCAACATCAAGGACGTTGATATTCAATTCCATTGGATTATCACAGACCTCATTATCAATCGTATTTTTGCATAGATATTTTGGGGAAATTGCTTCTCCTATTGATCTTGCTCTTAATTGTAAAAAAAAGTATTCAGTATCAGTTGTAGATAAAGAATCTACGTCCAATTTAGATACACAACAAGATTTAATAACTTCTCTAATATTATCATTAATAAAATTAATATCATTTGATTCTAATGCGATCATTAAAATCTTTTGTTCTTTTACATTAAAAGGTCTAAATTTGACTTTTTCATTTTTAATAGGTAGTGTCAAATCATATATTGGTGCATTAATTACAGGCAAAGTCATTTATTTCTCCATTCTATTGTGTATAACGATAAGCAAATGTAACCATCAATTTGTGTACTTCATTATCAGCACCCCAGTCTAATTTTAAAGGATGTACTGAAATTGGAAATGCTTCGATCAACTTAACATTAAAAGATTCTTTACCAGTTACATCATATTGTATGATTTCGATTTGCCCAGCATAGGTATCTTTGTATTTAAAATCAAATTTTACACCGAAAGCTGATGATATAGTTGAATCCGAAATGTTATCCATCCACCTATCAAATAACTTTTTCTCCCTCATATCATCTGAACACAAAAATGTTAAATTGTGTTTATCGTAAAAATTCTGTATAGGGAATTGCTGAACAGGACCATATGTTTTCTGTTCAACCAAAGAAAAAGTTCTTGATGGTAGTTCCGATGCTTCACATTTAAATGTTAATTCTTGGGAAGAATATGAATCTAAAATAGGGGCCGTTATTTTTACTGTAAAATTACACGGTCTTGCTAGATCCTTTGGGAATTTACTAATAAAATCTGATATATTTGCGACCATTTTAGCTACTTCTGATTATTTTTCTTGAATCTTTCCATACTGTTTCTCTGCTCTTCTTTTGGAACTTTTCAACATTTAGTCCAGCAGCAAATACCCATTCATGTGATTGTATAGGTAAAATTTTACTTTTAATTTGTTCTAGTAAATAAAACTTAACACAAGGTTTAAACTCTTTTAAACTGACTGTTGATTTTAAAAAATCGTAAGTGATTCTTAATTTAATCATATCAGTTTGTTTATTATAAATTGATCGAGTGTCCAACAGTTTATTAAGGAAAATTAATCTCATATCCGTTGGAAGATAGTGTAAATTTAATCCCATAAATCCAGGACCATTTTTTAAATTCTTCCTTTCTAATAAAATCATTAAAGGAAATTTATCCCAATAAGGTAATTCATCTTTATGATAAGCATCATACAAATAAAAATACATTCCTCCCATTACAAATTTATTGTTATAAGAAGCATTAATTGTTTTTATATTTTCATTTTGTACATTTGTCTGTAATGCTTTAATTTTTAATTGCAACCATCCCAATGAAACTTCAGCTAATTTTTCTTTATCTTCTTTTGGTGCTTTTAGAAATCTTTCAAATATAGGTGGTAATGTTACTGATCCAAAAAAATGAGCATTTAATTCTTTTTGTAAATGATTTTCAGCAATTTTTACTGGTTTATTATCTCTGCTCATATAATGCCATAAACCAATTCCTTGAGTATATGGATTAAATATGAATTTCATGTCTTTATAATCGACAACAACGAAATCGGTGTAATTTTTAAATTCTTGAGGCATAAGGATATTTATACTAGAAAGGACTATCTTTTTCTGTTAAAATTTTGAAAACCCAACCTCTTTCTCTGCAATATTTCATCGCTGCTTTCCATTTGGCAGAATTAATTCCCCAAGTATAAACTTCATTGATATATCTTTTCGTGACCTTTTTCTTTGGTGTAGGTTCTATCGTTTGATCGTATGGTTTAATTTCAATCATATATGTGACTATTTTTCCATCCAATCTTTTTACTTTTGCAATAACATCTGGGTAATAATTATGTTTTTTATTATCAATAGGAGAAATATAAGGAACTTTTATTTCTTCAGATGAATATTGAATAACATTTGGATTGCTGTCCAGCCAATTTAAAGTCTTTCTTTCCCATGATGATCTTACCCAAATTTCGTTGATATTGCCAACGTACTTTTCTGGATGTTTTGGATACCATCTTTTTGGTTCTGGATATCTTCTTGCCATTATATAAATAGTTGAAATACTAGTATTTATTTAAAACTAAGATGGCAAATCAACCAGTTACACCACAATCACTGCCAACTGACGCTCTCAATTCAAATCCTTATTCGATAACCAGTTTGGTATATCCTCAGGATTTGACCGGATCAGTTGGTCATTATGTTAATTTTTATATTAACGTTAACAGAAGCAGCCAATTTTATAATTCAACAAGTGGATTTAGTTATGGTCAAGGAATTAAACCATGGAGCGTTGTTACTAATCCAGCATATGGTACTGGTAATGGAGGAAATGTTATTTTTGGTACTTCCGGTAATGGAACTGGATTTTCTGTTGGTTCTGTAACTAATCAAAGAATTGCTCAAAGTATTTCATTGTATATTCCAGATTCCATGTCGTATGGACAAAATATAAAATGGGAAAATTCATCATTATATGAAATGGGCGGTTCTCTGATTGATACTTTGAAGTCAGCAGCCGACTTAGCTACAAAAGGAAAAAACTTTAATACTGTTAAAACTACATCCGCATTTAAAGCGATAATGTCTGGTCTTCCTGAAACTTTTGCTAGTCTCGGTGCTACTGCCGACAAAATAATGGGAGCAACTGGATGGGCATTTAATCCTCAGCTATTAGTTCTTTTCCGTGGTATTGATTTCAGAACATTTCAATATGACTTTTATTTCTCTCCAAGAAATACAGCAGAAGCATCAACAGTAAGAGAAATTGTTAAAGCATTTAGATTCCATTCCCATCCAGAAGTAAATACTGCGGCTGGCATATTCTATGGTGCTCCATCTACATTTGATATTGAGTTTATGCATAATGGAAGTATAAATGATAAGATTCAACAAGTGTCTACCTGTGCTTTAGTTGGATATGATGTTGATTATGCTCCTTATGGATGGTCAACTTATGATGATGGAATGCCAATTCAAACCAGATTAACATTAAGATTTCAAGAAATGGAAATCATTGATAAAACTAAAATTCAACAGGGGTATTAATGTCATTTTTTTCTTTATTTCCTGTTATATTGAATCCTGATGGTAAATTATTAACTGATATAACTGTCAGGACAAAAATTAGAGATTCTTGGTTAGATAATGAAAGATTATATTACATTTATAATTATCAAGATCATGATCGCCCAGAAGATATCGCTCATAAGATGTATGGTGATCAAGGACTTGGATGGATTATTGTATATTCCAATAACATTTTAGATCCAAATTTTGATTTTCCTTTATCTACATCTCAATTTGAATCTTATTTAAATGACAAATATCGCTCTCAAGGAGAAAGTGTGGGAAAAACTGGAGTAGAATATGCATTATCTACAGTTGATCCTGTGTATGGATACCAAAAAGAAGTTTCATATGGATATGAATATAATACAGTAGTCGAATATTTTCCAGTAGATCAAACCTCATATGAGAATATAGTTCCTATTTTTACTACTGTAAATGATCCAGTTACAAATAAACCTATTCAATACTCTGTTAATAAAAGATATCCATTAGTAACAATATATGATATTGAGTTTCAAAATAATGAAAAGAAAAGACCAATAAAAATTCTAAAGCAACAATATGTTAATCAAGCTAAAACTGAATTGAGGAATCTTCTTAAACAATGAGCGTTTCACAAAGAAATGATTATACTTCTTTAACTGTCACTGGTTTAGAAGTTAATAGATGTTTGATTACATCAGCTACAGCTAGTATTGATTTCAAAAATGCAGTAGCTGAATTTGCGTATTTTGAAGATTTGTTTACTAATACTGTTTCTGGGATGCTATTGATAAGTGATTCTTCTGCATTTCCTAATATTTTATCTTGGTGCGGCGAAGAAAGACTTGAATTGGAGATTAATAAACCTGGATCTAATCAGCCTCCTTTTTCCGGAACATTCCGAATTTATAATATATCAAGAAGGCATATAACCAAAGATAATAATGAAAATTATCTGATAAATTTTTGTTCAGAAGAATTAGTCATATCGGAAAAGACAAGAATATCAAAAACTTATAAAAACACAAAGATATCAGATATTGTTAAAGATATTGCTTTTAATTATTTGAAAATAAAGCCAACAGATTTTCCTGATACTAATATTGAAGAAACATTTGGTAATGCTACTATAACTATTCCTAATATGAAGCCGTTGGAAGCCATCAATTGGTTATGTACTATGGCTATTGTAGGTGATACTAAATTTGGAAACCATTCTGGGCCAGATGGGGGTGCATCCTATTTGTTCTGGAGAAATAAAGATGGATATCATTTTAGATCACTGTTATCTATTTTTAATACCGTTAATCCACATAGTAGTCCATCTACATCTTCATACAGACATCCTTTATCTGATCCGAAATATCAATATGGATATTGGTATGGTTTAAAAAATACAGATGTACCATCAGATTTTCCATATGATCCATATTCACAGATTATTTCATATGAAATATTAAATACATATGATGCACTAGAATCTCAGCAAAGAGGAATGTTTTCTAATAGAACAATTTCATTAGATTTCATTACAAGAAAATATACTGTAAGTGATTTTGATTATAATACATATTTTAATGACTTTTTAAAACAAAAAGTTGATTTATATAAAACTTTTAATACATTGCCCGTAGTTAGTAATGCAGTTGATCGTTTAGGTAAAACAGCAAATCAATATCCTACAGGAAACATTAGAATATACCCATCAACGACTTTACAAGCTGAAAATGAATTTGTTAAACAGAATTCTCCAAATGTGTATCCTAATTATGTAGAAAATACTGTGCCATATCGTTTAGCCCAATTATCTCTAATTGGAATTAATAGAATTAAATTGGCAATTCCTGGTGATCCTTATATTACTGTTGGAAAATTAGTTGATGTATTTCTTCCACAGACAACTATTGATCCAAAAACCGGAAATAAGTTGAAAGATAGATTTTTGAGTGGTACATATTTGGTTACTTGTGTTCGTCATGCTCTGGATCAAGAAAACGAATTTAAAACTGTTATTGAAGTAGTTAAAGATGCTTATAGTGAAGTTGAATCTGTAAATGGACTTGCTTCATTCCCCGGACCATTAAACATTTAATAAATAGAAGATGGCATATCAGTATTTTTCAGATCTAGATTTAAGATTTAACATTCATCCTGTAACTAAGGATTTGGTATTGTCTTCAGATGAACAGGCTATCACAAGATCGGTTAAAAATCTTGTGTTAACTAAACATTATGAAAGATTGATGCAATCTAATATAGGTTCTAATGTCAGTGGTATGTTATTTGAAATGATAACACCATTGGTCGCTAATGCTGTCCAAAAAGAAATTTATGATGTTATAACTGCATTCGAACCTAGAGCGATTAATATTAGTGTTTTTGTTGAAGCTTTACCCGAACAAAATGCAATGAACGCAACTATTCAATATTATATGGAAAACTCACCAATTCCAGTTATTGTAGACATATTACTAGAAAGGATAAGATAACATGGCATCTTCCAATAACAATTTGCAACTAGCAGGAACAGATTTTGATCAGATAAAAAGTAACTTGATTACTTTTCTTCAGAGTCAAAATGTATTAACTGATGCTAATTATACCGGGAGTGCTCTTTCTGTACTATTAGATATTCTTGCGTATAACACTTATTATAATGCAAATTATTTAAACCTGATTGGAAGTGAATTATTTCTTGATAGTGCTACAAAAAGAAGTTCTGTAGTTTCTAAAGCAAAAGAATTGGGTTATGTCCCAAAATCAGCTACATCTTCGCAGGCAGTTTTAGATGTATCTGTTATAGGACTTCAGTCTACATTTTTCACTTTACCAAAGTATTCAAGATTTATTTCTGGACAAATTAATAATAAAACTTATACTTTTGTAACTAATAAAGAATATTCGGTTTCTGTAGATAATAATGGAGATGGTATTATTTCTGGAGTTACTGTATACGAAGGCGAGCCAGTAACTTATAATTTTGTTTATATTTATTCATCAAATCCGAAATCTACATTTAATATTCCAGATCCTAGAATTGATATAAATTCTTTAATTGTTTCGGTTCAAGAATCAAGCACTTCATCTAATTTTGATATTTACAATAAAGCGGAACAATATGTTAATTTAAATGGTGACAGTTTAGTATATTTTATACAAGAATCATCAGATGGAACTTATGACATATATTTTGGAGATGATATTTTAGGTAAAGCATTAGTAGATGGTAACATTGTTTCTGTATCTTATATCTCTACATCAGGTTCAGTAGCAAACAGTATTCAAAGATTCCATCTTGTAACATTACCATCATCATCTTTCACATCATTAACTGCTAACACTACCCAGATATCTTTCGGTGGTGGTGATAAAGAAACGATTGATTCTATAAAATTTCAAGCACCTAAATCATATGCATCACAAAATAGAGCAGTAACAAAAGATGACTATATTAATTTGATACAAAGAAATAGTCTTGGTATACAATTTGATGCAGTTAATGTTTGGGGAGGAGAAGAAAATATTCCTCCTGTTTACGGGCAAGTATTTGTTTGTTTGAAACCGTCTGGTGCTTATACTTTAACACAAACACAAAAAACTAAATTAATACAAGACGTAATATCTCCAATATCAGTAATGACAGTACAACCTTCTATTGTTGATCCTGATTATACTTATATCAAAATTGATGTAAATTTGTTTTATAATCAATCTAAAACAGTATTATCTCCAAATGATATGAAACAATTGGTGTCTAATACTATAACTAATTTTGCTAGTTCTACTTTAAACACATTCAATTCAACTTTTTCTTCTAGTGAATTGACCAATGCTATTCAAAATACTGATAAATCAATAATAGCGAATGAAGTTAGTATTCAGTTACAGAAAAAGATTTATCCTAATTTGACTACTCCAACTTCATATACTTTCTATTATGGTGTTCCTTTAGAAAAAGGAATGTTCCAAAGTGGAGTATCAAGTTCTCCTGCGGTTCAGTTCAGAGATCCTACGAATCTAGCTAACATTATTGATGGGATTTATATTGAAGAAGTTCCTTCTTCTACTGGAGGAGTAGCTTCAATATCTTTAATCAATAGTGGATATAGTTATCAATATAAACCTACAGTAACTATATTAGGTGATGGGAATGGAGCATCAGCTGAGGCTATATTAAATACAAATGGAACAATTAGATCTATTAATGTACTGAGTTCTGGAAATAATTATACTAGTGCTATAGTTTCAATAACACCTGCTTCTGGTGATGTTACTGGTACAGGAGCAGCTGCAATAGCAACATTAGAAGGGCAATACGGAACTTTACGCACGTATTATAACAATGATAAACAAGTAAAAACAATATTTGATCCTTCAGTCGGAACTATAGATTATGTTAATGGGATTGTTACCCTTAATTCTTTTGGTCCTATAGAAGTAGATAATCCACTAGGTCAATTAACAATGACAGTGAATCCTACCACAACTATTATTTCATCATCAAAAAATAGAATAATAACAGTAGATCCATTTGATCCTAATGCAATTACTGTTAAAGTTACAGCGAAATAAAAATGACAGAAATTACATTAAAACCGTCATTACTGATATCTAGTCAACTTCCAAGTTATATAACCGATGATGCTTCATACAGCAAATTCGTTTCATTTATGGAAGCGTATTATGAGTGGATGGAACAAGATGAAAATGTAATAAATTCTTCACGAAATTTGTTAAATTATCAAGATATTGATAAAACTACAAATGAATTTTTGCAATATTTCGTTAATGAATTTCTTCCCTATTTTCCAGAAGAAACTTTAGTTGATCAAACGAAATTAATAAAATTCGCTAAAGAATTATATCAAACAAAAGGAACGCTTGCTTCATATAAGTTTCTATTTAGAGTTTTATATGATTCTGATTTTGATGTATTCTACACGAAAGATGCAGTTTTAAGAGCTTCAGCAGGAAAATGGTATGTTGCCAAAAGCTTAAGGTTATCAACAGATGATTTACGATTTTTAAATATACCAAATTATAGGATTTTTGGTGAAACTACAAAATCCATAGCAACTATAGAAAATTCTGTTTTATCTGGCACAAAGATAGAAGTATTTGTTTCTAATATAGAAAGATTATTTCAATCTGGAGAATATGTTCGTATAGTTGATAATAATAATCAAGATGTAATAATAAATGGCTCTAATCTACGAGCAAAAATAGTAGGACAGATAAGCCAATTAAATATAGATCCTAATAATAGAGGATCATTTTATAAAAAAGGAGATCCGGTATCAATTTATGGAGGATTAAATTCGCCTACAGGTATTGGAGCAACAGCGACTGTCGGTCAGACAACTGCTGGGGGTGTAAAAAGTGTTTCTGTAATTAATGGTGGATTTGGTTATAGAGAAGATCCAAATACTGTCATAGCATTTTCTAATCTTAATGCAGGAGCTAAAACTCCAATAGCTCACGTTGCATCTTTGTCTCCTACGATCTTACCTATTATTTCGATTATTAATGGGGGAGTTGGTTATCAAAATAATGATCCAATTTATACCATAATCAATTCAAATGAATATGATTTTGGGTATGTTTCTTCAGTTGACGCAAATGGAAAAATTATACAAGTTGGCTATAATAATGGAGTTCCTGCAAATTCTGTTATAGGGGTTACTGCGAATGTCAAATCATCAAACGTTTTAGCATATGGAGCAATAATAAGCGTAGCTAATTCGGCAGGAAGTGCTATATCAAATGCTACCTATATTCCAACTAATTCGATAGGATTTTCAAAGAATGTTTCCATCGGAAATAACACGTATGGATTTTTTACCGCAAATCCTAATGCCAATGCCAATACATCTTTAGCTAACAGTTTATCGTTTATATCTTTTTCCACTTATCCTATATCATCAATACTAGTTACAGATCAAGGAGGTGGGATTACTCAAGAACCAGCTGTTACTGCATTATCAACATATGCAACAGACGATTCACAGTATCCTGCGTTATTGAGTTCTCTTGGAATATTAGGACCAGTACAGATTATAGATGGTGGTATTGGATATAAGGTTAATGATTCGATAGTTTTTTCTGGTGGTTCTGGATATGGTGCATATGCAAATGTTTCAGCCATAGATGCAAATGGAAAAATAACATCAATATCATATATACAAGGAAATCGACCATATTCATTAGGAGGGATGGGATATGGATCATCTTTACCTGCGTTAAGTGTAAATTCTTCAAACACATATGCACATGGAGCATCAATAGTAGTTACTGGAACGTTAGGAACTGGAGCATTATTATCAGCTACAACAGATAGAGCTGGTTCTATAACTTCTATTAATATTGAAAACTATGGAGAAGATTATATTTCGACTCCAAATGTTTCTATTAAAGTTCAAGATATTGTAGTTTCGAATATAACTATATCGAATCTTCCAGAAAAAGGAGATTTTATTTATCAAGGTATATCGGCTAATACTACTACATATCAATCTTATGTAGATTCAGTTTCATTATTGATACCTGACGCAGATCCAACTAAATCTCTTTACAATTTGAGATTATATGAGTATACGGCAATACCAAATCCGAATCTACCATTAAAAATAGATAGAAATTCATTATCTATAAAAATTTATAATGCAATACCTATTGGGTTTGAAACTACCTATCCCTTTAACTATAATACAAATATTCAAGGGTTTAATCAATATGGAGATGGTTCTGCAAAAGCTTATGCTAAATTTTTAAATGGTCTAGTAATTGGCCAAGGTGAGTATTTGAATACAGAAGGACAACCAAGTTCATTCGATGTACTACAAAGCACCAAATATAATAATTACACATACAAAATAACAGTACAGAAAGAAATTTCAAAATACAGAGATATTCTTTTGAATTTGCTCCATCCTTCCGGAACTAATTTAATCGGAAGATATTCTATGGAATCAAAAAATGAATTTGATTTTCATAGTCAAGAAGCGTTATTTACTGGACATACTTTATCATATTATACTGGTTATACTGGAAGTTCCGTTAATATGGTTAGTGACTTTAATATTAAAAGTAACAATATACTAACTTTTTATAATCTTGCTGGAGCTAATCTATCCAACATTATTTCAAATACTAATATTATAGAAGTAACACCAATTAATGGTCCTTATGTAAAATGTGAAGTAGATTCAGTAAACTATAGTTCTAATACTATAACATTAAGAAATAGCACTTGGTTAACTTATGGTAATGTAGCTTATGTTCAAGCTAATTCCGGATCAAATTTAATAAGTATTATATCATTGACAGGATCATATGATATCATGAATGGTGGCAACTATAGCGATCCTAAACATCATCTAAAAGATATAGTTTATGCTGGTGATACGTTAATGTTACAAGGGAATTCTACCGTATTTTCTGTTAATGCTGTCGATTATATTAATAATACTATTACAGTGTATCCTAATTTGACACAAATATCTAATACAGTGATGACAGTAAAAAGAACATTTGGTCCAACTAATAAAGTTAGAATTTTCGGTCCAGTTGGAACCCAATATATACCAGAATTAACTACGGAAACTGGTGCAACATTAATAACAGAAGACGGACAGACAATAATCTTGGGGTAAAGAATGTCAACCATAAAAATTTCACAATTAGTTCCAATAACTTTAAATTCTAATACATCAAATACATTGCTTGTTGGTGTTGACATTCCAACTAACATTACTGGTAAAATTACTGCAACTGCGCTTGCTCAGGGTTTATATTCTAATAATAATTTGAATGTTGGAAATAATCCAATTATATTTCCTAATACTGTAGCTCAATTTTCTGGAAATAGTTCTACATACATTCAAGTCAATTTACAGAATTTTACTCCAAATGGGTCAGCTGATTTAGTTATAACTTCAGATAAAGGAACTGATAGTAATAACTACGTTGATTTTGGAATTAACAACTCAACTTTTAATGACCCTGCATATTCCGCAATGGGCGCTTTTGATGGTTACTTATATGTTTCTGGTCCAGCCGGAACTTCTAATACAGGAAATTTAGTATTAGGTACTGCATCTTATGGTGGAAATGTAGTTGTTATAGCTGGAGGAACTACTAAAGGAAACGTAGTTACTGTTTTCAATGAAGATGATATATCATTATATCAGCCAGTATTAATATCAGCTAACGATTCTGATCCAATTTTAAGAATTTCTCAATATGGTTCTGGTAATTGTTTAGTCATAAATGACGAGCTTGGTGATACATCTCCATTAGTTGTTGATGGTAATGGGAATTTATCTTTAGGAGCACTCAGTTCTTCTGGTAATAAGTTATATGTTGCTGGAAATACCTATATTTCTGGTAATGTTATAACTACTGGGAATTATATATTAAATGGAGGATCAGTAGTTGCTTCGAATAATTTTGTAAACTCTAATGATGCTCTAACATTAGCTTCATCAAAAACATATACTGATACAGCCAACTCTTATATATCAAATAATTATCTACGTAATGCTACAGGAACATTTAATGGAATTTTAACCATTAATGATAAATTTAATGCTAACGGTTCAGTAATATTTGCAAATACTGTTTTTTCTCCAACAGAAGCCGCGCTAACTATAGCTGCTTGTCCTATTAGTGATATACAATTACCATCTAATGATGGTTATATGTTGCATATATCTGGAAAACAAAATGTTTCTTCTAGGATAGTGTTCGATTCATTTGGGGCAAATACATATGGAGTTATCGCTGGAAGAACAGCACGAGGAACTCCTACAGCACCACAAGCAGTAGCGAATGGTGATATATTGATGAGATTATCTGGAAATGGATATGGTACTACTAAATATTCTACATTAGGAAGCGGTAGAATTGATATTGTTGCAGCAGAAAACTTCACAGATGCTTCTCGCGCAACACAAATACAGTTCTTTACTACCATAGCGGGCACTAATACTCAAACACAGATTGCGTCATTCAATGGTCAATCTGCTATATTTACTGGTGTAGTTAATCCACAAAAAGGATTCATTTATAATCCAAATGTAATTTCTGGTATAATTAATACATTAAATATTGATATTGCAAATAATTCATTATATAAATTTAATTGCAATGCAACCACGACAATAAATTTAAATGGGTATGCTGCGGGTAAAGTTGTAGAAGTTTGGTTAACAAATATTGATACTGGTCCCGGATCAAATCACACAATCACTCACGGTTGTTATGCAAACAATTCAACTATTGGTGCGGCATCTTTCACTTTGACATCATTACACTCTGCATACCTAAGATATTTCAGTATTGATGGTGATTTAGCAAATACATATGTTTCTGTCAATTATTCATAATAAATAAAATCATGGCAAGTAAATCATTATTAACATATGGCGCTCAAGTAACGTCAGTAGAACAGGTTTATTATTCTCCTGTAGTAAAATTACCGACTACCAATGAAAATTTGTCGGAAATGTATTGTGTTCTATCTAAAGTAGATGCTTGGCAAGACGATAATAATCCCCCAGCCCCAACTCAAGACCAAAAGTCTATTAAAAGATTTTTGAAAAATGTTTTTGTGGCTAAACAAGTCACTAGTAATGATATATCTCCTGTTATTAGGAGGATAAATTGGACACAAAATACAGTTTATGACTGGTATAGAGATGATATAGATATGTTTGAACTTGATTCAAACGGATTTCCAATTTATTCATTTTATGTGAAAAATAAATACGACCAAATTTTCAAATGTCTTTGGAATAATAATGGTTCTCCTTCATTATATGAACCATATTTTGAGCCTGGAACATATAATACAAATAACATTTACCAAAATATAGATGGATATAAATGGAAATATATTTTTACTGTAGATCTTGCGTCTAAAGTAAAATTTATGGATACTACATGGATTCCTGTATCTGCTGGTTCAAAAACTCCAAATTCAATAGATTCAATTAATGGTTCCGGAAATATTGACGTTATTAATGTCATTAATGGTGGTTCAAATTATAATCCAATTACCGATGTTGTGAAATTGAGTATAATAGGAGATGGAACTGGGGCTAATGGAAGCATCATTTTTTCAAATAATAGTATATCTGATGTTATCATAACAAATCCAGGTAAAAATTATACGTATGCTAATGCTTATATCCAATCTGCAAATGGTTCTGGTTGTATATTAGCAGCAAATACAGTATCTCCAATTGGAGGACATGGGTATGATCCAGTATCAGAACTTGGTTGTAGTCATGTTATGATATCTTCTGAATTTGATGGTTCAGAAAATAATAAAATACCTACTGATATAGATTATCACCAAGTTGGAATTTTGGTAAATCCGACCACACAAAGTTTGTCTCCTTTATCTGCTAATGGATCAATTTATAAAACTAGCACAAGTTTGGTTGTTGCTGGTGGATTTGGTTCATTTTCTCTTGATGAAATTGTTTTCCAAGGATCTTCTGTTGATAATTCTACTTTTACTGGAATAGTGTTAAGTTTTAACACATCCACTAATGAACTTTTATTAATAAATACTACTGGTAGTTTAACTACGAATGCCCCCATATTTGGAAGCAGTTCTGGTACTGCAAGAACATTATTATCATATAGTTTGCCAGACTTCAGTACATTATCTGGATATTTGGTTTATATGGAAAATAGATCAGGTATAACACGTAGTTCCGATGGAATTGAACAATTTAAGATAGTTTTAGGCTACTGACTTCAATTTGATATAAATACAAAGATTAAAAGGTTAAATAAATATGTCAATTAATTTTAACGTGGACCCGTATTATGATGATTATAGTGCGGATAAAAATTTCCATCGCATATTATACAAACCAGGCGTTGCTGTCCAAGCGAGAGAATTAACTCAGTCACAGACGATTTTACAAAATCAAATCACATCTTTCGCTGATAATATTTTCAAACAAAATTCTCCAGTAAATGGAGGACAAGTAACTACCAATTTTAATTGTTATTATATCAAATTACAATCTACTTACAATAGTGCAGCAGTTGATGTTACTCAATTCATTAATTTATTAGTGACAAATGCTTCGGGAACTGTTTCAGCTAAAGTATTAGCAGTTGTTCCAGCTACTGGAACTAGTGGATTAGGAGATCCTCCCACTCTAATAGTTTCATACAAATCAGGAGTTCATTTTGTAGATAATGATGTTATCTATGATGTTAATTCAAATCTTGCTGCACAAGCAATATCACTGAATTCTTCAGGATTATCTTCAGTAGCTTCAATTTCTAAAGGGGTGTTTTACGTATTAGGTAATTTTGTTCAGGTTTCTGATTCTACAGTAGTTCTGTCAAAATATAGTAATAGCCCAAGTCTCAGAATTGGATTAACTATAACCGAAACGATTTATGATTATATCGATGATTCGTCCTTATTAGATCCGGCATTAGGTGCATCAAATTATCAAGCTCCAGGAGCTGATAGATATGTAATTTCTTTGGCTTTAGATACAAGACCATTGTTATTTGGTGATGACCAGAACTTTATCGAACTTGTCAAAGTTGAAAACGGAAGTGTATATAAAATGGTCGATGGTTCAGTATATGCTACTATCGATGATTATTTTGCAAAACGTGAATATGAAACTAATGGCGATTATGTAGTCAATGATTTCAAATTAACTCCTAAGTATAATACATCTGATGCTAATACCTATATTATGAATGTAGGCAAAGGTCTTGCGTATGTTCATGGTTATAGAGTAGAAAATCCCGCCCCAGTAGATATAGTTTCAAACAGAGCAAGAACAACTGCGAATACTGTAAATGAATCAGTTTATTCTGGGTATGGTAATTTTTTCTATGTAAGTAATCTGAAAGGAGCCAATAGTTCATTTTTTGATATAACAACAGAACAAGCTATTGATTTACATTGTGTATATTCGGCAAATGTTAATATATCCACTAATACCGCATATAACTCAACATTAGTTGCTTCTGGATATGTTCGTGGATTAGTATATGATCATGATTTAAGTGATGCAAGTTCTAATACTTACGTATATAAATTATACGTAAATGATCTACAGAATAATGTGTTTAGTGGCAATGTAGTCAGTTCTACTGCAACTACTATCACTTTACCAAGTACAGCTTCAGCTATTGCAAATGCTTACATTGGCGTAGTAGTACAGATTACAGGTGGAACAGATTCTGGAGATTTCAGAACAATTACAAGTTATAATGGTTCAACTAAAGTAGCTACTGTTAATAACGCATGGTCAGTTAATCCTGATGCTACATCAACATTTTCTTTAAATTTTGATACTACTTCAGTAGAATCGATTTTAACAGTAAATAAAGCATCATATCCAGCTACGATCTATGGTAAGTCTGATATAGATAATACCGGAAAAAATAATGGATTATCTAGTGGATATACTATTCTCGAAAATCCTAACGCGCCGGAACTTATATTTAATGTTGGAAATCCATATGTAAAAACTATAACTTCTGGTTCTTATACGACCACTCATGAAATCCGAAATGTCGGGTTTACATCTTCAGGTTCAACTCTATCAGCTCAAATTTCTTATACTGGAAGTTATTCTGGAGTAATCTCTCATATTGGTCCATTAGGACAAAATTTGTCTCCTTCGCAAGTGCTGCAACAATATACTATTATAGTAACTAACAAAGGAACAAATACAACAATTAATAATGGAGATATCATCCCTTGGGTTACTGATGTTGTGTCTTCTCGTACAGTACAACTTAGCGCAAGTGGATCTGTAGCGACTTTCTCTACTACAACTTCGGATCTTTCTCCTTTTACCGCAACTATTGTTGCTAAAGTTTTTGTACAGAATGCTGTTGATACTAACCAAAACGTCATTTTAAAATATAAAACTCCTATCACAGCAAATAGCCAAACTGTTTTTACTAGCGGAACACAAGTAAATACATACACATTTGTAGATGATTCAGCAACTTCTACTGGACAAGTTTATATTCAAAATGCTGGAATTGTAAGTCCAGGAAGTAAACAATCTTTGTATTTGTCTGACGTATATAATATTTCAAAGATTATTGATACTGGTTCTCCGTCTACTACACCTACCTTGGATATGCTGTCTAATCCAGCATATGATGTTTCCTCAAATTATATTTTTGATAATGGTCAGAGAGATAATTATTATGATCATTCAAGTATAACATTAAAACCTGGAGCACCAAACCCTAAAGGTAATCTATGGATATTACTTAACTATTTTAAACATAGTGGTGGTGATGGATATTTCAGCGTTTCATCTTATCCTACAACATTAAAAGGACAAGATTTTTATAGAACAATACCATCATATCAAAGTAAATCTGGTAACTATTATAATCTGAGAGATTGTCTAGATTTTAGACCAGCAAGATTAAATGCTCAATCTAGTTTTGTATTCCGTTATGGTAATACAAACTCATCTACACAAGGATTATTATTGCCAGTAGATGGAACATTGTTCTTATGTAACTATTTTTATTACCTTGGAAGAAAAGATTTATTAGTTTTAACTAAAGATAGGAATCTACAAATAGTAGAAGGTTCTCCTTCTCTTAATCCTAATATTCCAGTTGGGCCAGATGCCTCATTAGTAATAGCTAATATAGAACATAGACCTTATACTGGTTATTTGCCATCTGAAATACCAAATGGTGTTGGTGATCTTTCAGTTCAGAAAGTTCAACATAAAAGATACACTATGCAAGATATTGCTGGTCTTGACTCAAGGATTGGTCAGATTGAATATTATACTGCGTTATCTGCCCTAGAACAAAGCACATCAAATCAACAGATTACTGATGCTTATGGTCTTAATAGGTTCAAAAATGGCATAATGACTGATGACTTTTCAAGTTTTGCTACAGCAGATACCGTTAATATGGACTATTCTGCTGGCATCAATAAAAGAACTCGTCAGATGTCAGCTTTACAAAAAGTAAATAACTTCCCTCTGAAAAATTTAGCATTAGCATATAATTTATCGACTCCATCCACTAGTTTACTTTCTTCTTTGGATTATTCGATAACCACAGATGGAATTATAAATTATTTCAGTCTACCATATACTACTGCAAATGTGGTAACACAAAAATATGCAAGTAGAACAACAAACATCAATCCATTTTCAGTAACTACATCAACAGGAGTTGTTAGTTTATCTCCAAACGTGGATACATGGGTTGATAATAATTACGCTCCTTCATTATTGATAACTGACCCTAATCTACAAGTGTTTCAGTCTTCAAATAATATCAGTGTTCTGAGTGTCGGTGATTGGAAAACTGTATCCGCAACCACTGTTTTATCTGGTACTTCGATTTCCACATCATCTAGTACAGTAAATACTGTTAATCATACTGGACAAAATTGGTGGCCAGGTGCTGATTTATCTTCTAGTGGATTAGGAAATTCAGCACAGGGTGATAATACTGGAATTGGACAATCTGTAACTACTACCACCACTTCAGTAACAGATACATACACAACTACTTTACAACAACAACAGAGTAATGTATTAGGTCCATATAATAAAATAGGAAATACCTATTCGATCAATAACGGTTATATAACTGACATAAGCATTTTACCTTGGATAAGACCACAAGAAGTTATAATCAGAACAAATAATTTATTATTTAATTCTACTCTTCATAATTTCTTTGATAATGTAAATGTGGATAATTTTGTTCGCAAACCAAATATAATTGAATTAGTAAGTGTTAATGGAACATTTAATCAAGGAGATGTTGTTGGATATGTAAGCGGAGGCAGATTTACTGCAACAGCTGTTGTTATTGATGTTTTCATATACGTTGGAACATCTAAAGTTAGATTATATGTTGCTGCTGACGGATATTCATCAACATATAATAATGGAACATCTCTGATTAATGCTACATTCAATTCAGATGGCAGTTATACTACTGTAGCTAGTGGAACGATTTCAAGTACAATTCATTATGGTGGAGTAGTAACATCATCTAATACAACAAATAGTACAATTACGTTATCTCCATTAGCTTCTTCTGTTAATGGGTTTTATAATGGGAATACTGTTTATATTGCTTCAGGAAGTGGCCTTGGATCTTCTGCGACCATAACAGGTTATGACGGAACAACAAAAACAGCCAATGTTTCTCCAACAATAACTACTAATAATGGTTCGATTTATTCGATAGGATCTTTCCAATCAAATGAACAAGGAAAATATAGCGGAGTGTTTATCATTCCTCCAAATACTTTCCATAATGGACAAAGAATATTCAGTGTTGATAATAGAGTAAATAATAATTTAGGATCTATAACAACTAGTGCTCAAGGAACTTTTTATTCAGAAGGTTTGCATACTACAGCACAACAACTTGAATTTGGGGCATCACCTTCTGGAGCAAAAGGAACTTTTACTCAAACTAATCAAAAGACTGTATCGTATACTACATCGTATACATCTACAAGTTCTATTAGTACCCGATCTCCATATGATCCATTAGCCCAATCATTTATTATTGATGCGACTAATTATCCTAATGGCTGTTTCCTAGCAGATGTTAAGTTATTCTTTTCGTCCAAACCAACTAGTGATAAATCTCCAGTAACAATATCTATTGTTGGAACCTTGAATGGATATCCAAATGGAGATACATTAGACCACTCAATAGTTACATTAACTCCCGATAATGTGAATGTATCACAAAATCCACAATATCTGGATTCAACCGCATATACACAATTTACTTTCAATTCTCCTGTGTATATCAGACCAGGAGTAATGTATGCGATTATTATAAAATCTAATTCTGATCAATATACTGTTTGGACAGCAGCTAATGGTGATACAGCATTACCATCATCTGTTAAAAACCAACCAACAGATCCAATGCCAACAAACATAAGCAAAATTACTACTGCTCCATATGTTGGTGGATTATTCATTTCTCAGAATGCTCAAACATGGACTGCCGATCAAAATCAAAGTTTAATGTTTACGATTGATCGTTGTGTTTTCGATACTACAAAAACACCAACTATCAGAATGGTTGTTCCAAAATTGTTACCCCAAAGAGCATTGATCGAACAAAGTGTAAATTATTACAACAATGCAAATAATGTATCAAATACAGTTACTTCTGTATCAAATAGTAATATTTTGGTCGATGCTTTCAATTTGACTACTACTGATTTTATTCCGACTTCTACTGGGGTTTTGTATTCATATTCAGCAACATTAACTAGTGGAATTTCCACTAATCCAGTTGCTATTAATCCTGGTAAATATGGTACAGCAATGTATGACGATATTTACTTGAATGATAATAATGGAGAAAGAGTATTAGTAGCAAATTCGACAACATCTTTCTCGATGTATGCATTATTAAATTCAACTGATAATGCTGTAAGTCCAATTATATCTGATGCCGGAACAAGCTTATATGCTATACAATATAGCGTAAATAATTGCAGCTTATCAAATAACTTGATAACTTTAGTTAATGGTGGATCTGGTTATAACGTTTCTACGACTAGTGTAACTATTTCTTCTCCAACTGGAAAAAATGGTACTCAAGCATATGCTACTGCTAATGTCGTTAGCGGAGTTATCAAAAACATTTATATCACAACTCCAGGTTCTGGTTATATAACTACGCCAACTATAACCATAAATGATGCTAATAGTTCACCAGGAACAGGAGCTATAGTCACCATTGCCGGAGAAACATCTTCTCATGGTGGTCCTGCTCTTTGTAAGTATTTTACAAAGAAAGTTGTATTGAATGCTGGATTTGATTCCGGGGATTTAAATGTTTATATGACTGCATATCGTCCAGTTAATACTGATATCTTAGTTTATTATAAGATTCTAAATAGACAAGATACACAAAAGTTCGAAGATGGTAATTGGCAGTTAATGACCAAAACACAAAATTCGGACACATTATATTCTCAGAGTAGAACTGATTTGTATGAATATACTTTTGCTCCTGGTACTTCTGGAGTTGACCAAGGCTATGTTTCATATACAAGTACAAATGGTCAAACCTATACTACATTTAGTCAATTCGCAATAAAAGTTGTATTAGTTACTACTGATAATACATCAGTTCCGTTCCTAAGTGATCTGAGATGTATTGCATTACCATCTAATGTAAATACATCCGCATAATATGGAATATCTAAAAGTACAAGGAACCAAATTGATTAGGGACGCTTCAACTGGCGCCCTAATCAATACTGATTTAAATGGTTTACAAGAATATAATAAAAAACGACAAGTATTAGCAAATCAAAAAGAAGAAATAAATAATATAAAAGCAGATATTGTTAATATTAAAGACGATTTGTCAGAAATAAAACAATTGATGTTACAACTATTAGATAAAGGTTCAAATGTCTAACTTTAATCCAGCTCAACAATTTAATATTTTAAGTTATGCCAATACCTTTGGAGATTGGGTAGTAACAACTAATGCATTAGTTAAACAAAATAATGATCTTGCGGCAAATAATTTCACGAAAGCATCAGGAACACTTTATCTTTCTGATCCATCACTTGCTTTACAAGTTAATACTGCTTCAATTTTTCAAAGTTCAGTACAGATCATTGGTGTAGGATCATCTGCTTATATTCAAAATAATTTAACCGTTGGTGCACTTGGTTCCACTACAAGTGGTCAAGTTTATTTGAATTATGTTGGTAATGGACCAACATTGACTTCATACGGATTAATATCTGCATTAGGAGCTAATACTGGATTATATGTAGCAAATACAGCAAATATTGGAGGAAGCTTATTTGTATCAAATACTGCATCATTCTCCAATACAGTAACTGTATACGGTACAACTTATCTCGCAAATAATTTATATTCATCTAATACTATATTTGTAGATAAAATTCAGTCTAATACTAGTGTTAACACTAAAGTATTAACTGCGCAAAATCAAGTTTCAACTAACTTTTTACAAGCAAATAGTGCAATAAGCACATATAATCTTGTTTCTGATAATATTCAAGCAAATACTAGTGTTACATCAAACAGTATATCTGCTGTAAATACTTTATTTACTAATTCTATCCAAGCGAACGGAAGTATCAATACTACTACATCTACAAGCAATACTGTTCAAGCTAATGTGAGTGTTAATACATCTATTATAAATGTTACAGGATTAGCTAATTTAGGAAACGTTCTTACCAATATAGTAACTGCAAATAATGTTGCAGTAGGTTCTGGTGGATTAAGTGTTGCTGGAAATTTCGTTATTAACGGAAGTACTGTTTATAATGCACCAACATTTACAATAAGTGCAAATTCTCCAAACCCATCTTTGATATTCAATCCTGGTTTTGGGGTTTATAGAAGTACAGCAAATGCTTTGATTAGATGGAATGAATCTAATACATATTGGGAAATGAACAATGTTAATACTGGAAATTATTACAGAGTATTAACCAATGAATATTTAAGTGATTCAACATCAACTAATAATTCTTCGAATGTAGCTTCTTCTGCTGGATTATATGTCGTTTCTAGTATGGCAAATTCAGCATTTGCTCGTGCAAATACTTCATTAAATGTTATAACTGGAACATCTGGATATGCTTCACCAAATAATGGAGCCATTATTATCAATAGTGGTAATGGTTTAACCGTTTATGCTACGGCAAATACATTAACTGTAAATACTGCACAAGATTTAAGAACAACAGCTAATCCTTCTTTTAATGGATTATCATTAACCAATGCCCTTCCTATAACATCAGGTGGTACTGGTTCAACGTCTGCATCAGATGCAAGAACGGCAATACTTCCTACTGGAACTACAGCTGGATATGTATTGACAACTGGTGGACCTGGTAATTTTTATTGGTCTGCTCCAACAGGTGGAGGTGGTGGCGGTGTTACCCCAGGGACTTCAATCAACTCCACCAGAATAACCACAACTGCTAATGCAAGTCAAACAGTTTTCACAACTCCAACATATATTCCTGGAGCTTCACAGCTTAGAGTTTATATTAATGGTGTACGTCAATTTAATTCCGATTATACAGAAACGTCTAATACATCTATAACATTAACTAGTGGAGCTACTGTTGGTGATATAGTTCTATTAGAAGTCGATGGATATTATGTAAATCCTTATTATGCGAATAATATTCCTTTTACAGCTCCTTTTGGTTCAATTATTTCTTCTGCTAATACCATTCAATTAGCAATACAAGATTTAGAAACCAGAAAAGCAACTTTGACATCTCCAACATTTACTGGAGGAGTATTAGCTCCAACTCCAGCAACAACATCTAGCAATACTCAAGTAGCAACTACTGCATTTGTATCAAATTATGTAAACCAAGGAACTGGTACAATATTCACACATAGTATATCGGGTAATGCAGGAACTGTAACAAATGGAGTATATACAAATGGATCTTACTCTAATCCTACTTGGTTCACAGCTTTAGATAGTACAAAACTTACTGGAACTATTCCTTCTGCTGTTTTAGGTAATTCTTCGTTGTATGTGGGTACTACTGCCATTGCATTAAATCGTGCTACTTCATCATTAGCATTGACTGGTGTTAGTATTGATGGTACTTCTAAAAATATTACAGATTATACAATAAATCAAAATGTTGGATCCAGTAATTCTCCAACATTCTCTGATCTATACGTTAATGGATGGTTTAGAAATAATAACTCTTCATCGGGATTATATAATCAAGCTACTACAAGAGGAATAGTAGACGCATCATATAATGCACCATATGGCACTATGTCATGTTATGGAACGGGATATAACTCTTGGCAAGGTTGGTCGATACCAGGAACATTTAGTTTCATGGGACAGTCTGGATCAGCCTATGGTTTATACGATTCATCTTCAGCACATTGGTCGATATACACACCATATAATACTTCTTATATGGGTTTAAATGGTACTACCACATCTTCTTCTTGGAGTGTATATGTTTCTGGATCGATATATGCCACAGGTAATATTGCTGCATACTCTGATAGAAGAAAGAAGAAAAATATTGTCACTATAGATAATGCATTAGATAAAGTTCTGCAATTGAGAGGAGTATATTATGAAAGAATAGATCCAGTAATCGAATCTCAAAGAGACAAAACTGAAATTGGTGTTATCGCTCAAGAAGTTCTCGAAGTAACCCCAGAAGTAGTAACATATGCAGATGATGTTGATGAATATGGTGTCACATACGGCAACTTTGCTGGTCTGTTTATTGAAGCATTTAAAGATCAACAAAAGTTAATCGATGAATTAAGAAAAGAAATTGAAGATTTAAAATTAAAGGTAAATTAATATGGCAATCACAAAAACAGTAGAAATTATTTCAATTAGATATCAAAAAGCAACTCAAGTTCCTGTCGTAGAAGACGATTTGATTTGGGTAGATAAAAAGATTACTTTAGATGATCCAGAAAATTCAGATGATCCACATTTTCCAATTATCAAACACGATGCGTATAAATTATACGCAGATTCGGATATTAGTGGCGAAGAACAGATCGTTAAAGATATTTTTGCAGCAGTTTTTAAAACCAAGAAAAAATAATTAGACAATGACTCTACCATCGTCAGGCACATTAACCATCGATCAGATTAATTCAGAACGTGGAATTTCTGGTGGAACGTATACATTATTAGATTCAAGTGATATGAGATATCTTTCTGGAGACCTTTCTGGAACAGTCTATTTCTCTGATTTTTATGGTAAATCTATGTGGCCAAGTAGTTTAAATTATCTGGTTGTTGGTGGCGGTGGTGGTGCTGGTGCTGGAGATTCGAGTTATTCTGGTGGCGGTGGTGGTGGTGCTGGTGGATTCCTAAGTGGAACATTAGCAGTTACTAGAAGTACGAGTTATACAGTTACCGTTGGTGCTGGTGGTACTGTTGTTAATAATTCCGCTGGAGGTAATGGAGGAAATTCCGCATTATCTAGTATAACCGCCATAGGAGGTGGTGGCGGTGGTTCACCACAACCAACATTCAACTCAGAAATTTCTGGTAAAACTGGTGGTTCTGGTGGTGGTGGAAACATATATCCAGGATCTGGAACTTCTGGCCAAGGTAATGCGGGTGGTTATGGTGGTGGATATAGTGGATATGCAGCAGGCGGTGGTGGTGGAGCAGGTGCAGTAGGACAAAATGCCCAATATACTAATGGTTATTTTTATGGTGGATATTTTTATGGAGGTAAAGGTGGAGATGGACTCACTTCATCTATTACTGGAACATCTACCTATTATGCTGGCGGCGGTGGTGGTGCATTAGGATCTGGTGATGGAGTTGATATCAGAGGCGGAGCTGGCGGCTTAGGTGGAGGTGGTAATGCACAACGATGGTGGACTGGATCAGGATATGGATCTGTTTCAGCAGGAGGAATAAACACTGGTGGTGGCGGTGGTGGTTATGGTTACACTAATCCTGGTCATCAACCCGGAGGTTCTGGTGTGGTGATTATATCTTATCCAAACACATACAGAACTGCAACAACAACAGGATCACCCACTTATACTAATGTAGGTGGAAATCATGTATATAAATTTACTGGTTCTGGATCTATTTCTTGGTAATATAGGTTATAAAAATGGCACATTTCGCTCAACTAGATGAAAATAATATCGTCACCCAAGTCATAGTAATCCATAATAATGAATTGATTGATCCTAATACTTTATTAGAATCTGAAGAAATAGGTGTTGCCTTTTGTAAATCTTTATATGGATCTGATACTAAATGGAAACAAACTTCGTACAACAATACTATTCGTAAAAATTACGCAGGAATTGGATTCGAATACAATTCTATATTAGATGCATTTATATCACCAAAACCATTTCCTAGTTGGATTTTAAATGAATCAATTTGTCAATGGGAAGCACCAGTACCAAAACCCACAGATGATAAAAATTATATTTGGGATGAAAATACCATATCTTGGATTATATCAACCCCACCAAAAATAAGTAATACTGATATTAAATTAGGATAAAAAATGACAACAAAAGTCACAGCTTCAGTTTTATCAAATACTGCCGTAACAGCAGGTTCCTTTGGAGGAGCAAATGCAATACCTACATTTACCGTCGATGCACAAGGCAGATTAACTGCGGCAGGTACAGTAACTCCAGCCATTGCGTCTTCACAAGTTAGTGGTTTAGCTGCTTCTGCTACTACTGATACGACCAATGCTGGTAATATATCTTCTGGTACGCTACCAAATGCCAGATTGTCATCCATTCCAAATACCGCATTGGCAAATAGTTCTTTTACTATTGGTTCAACCTCAGTTTCATTAGGTGGTACTGTAACTTCTTTTGCTGGAGTTACTTTAACTAGTCCTACCTTTACTACACCAACATTAGGGACCCCAGCATCAGGTAATTTAAGTAATTGTACTTTTCCAACATTAAATCAAAATACATCTGGTTCTGCTGCTACTTTTACAAGTACCACGCAAAATTCTCAATTTAATTCGATTGGTGTTGGTACTCCTGGTTCTGGTACTGCTGGTGAAATTAGAGCAACTAATAATATTACTGCTTATTATTCTGATGATAGATTAAAAACTCGTTTAGGTAATATAGAAAATGCAATAGATAAAGTTTTATCTTTGAATGGTTTTTATTATGAAGCAAATGAAACTGCACAAGAATTAGGATATGTAGTAAGAAAAGAAGTTGGTGTATCTGCACAAGAAGTACAAAAAATACTTCCAGAAATTGTAGTCCCTGCACCAATTGACGATAAGTATCTAACCGTTCATTATGAAAGATTAGTTCCTTTATTAATTGAAGCAATTAAAGAACAACAAGAACAAATTAATACTCTAAAAGAATTAATTAAATAAAATGACATTACCATCAACAGGATCAATATCTTTTTCCCAGATAAACACAGAATTGGCATTAACTAGTACTGCTCAAATTTCATTAAATGATACTTTAGTGAGAACTCTTGCCGGTGTTGCCTCTGGAGCAATTACAACGCCAACTAATTTTTATGGTAAAAGTTATGCTCCGACCTCTGTTAGTTATTTGGTTGTTGCTGGCGGTGGTGGCGCCGGAACAACATCCGGAAGGGGTGGTGGTGGTGGAGCAGGAGGTTATCTAGAAGGAACTATTGCAGTATCAACTGGAACTGCTTATACTGTTACTGTTGGGGCTGGGGGAACATATTTTAGGTGTGGTTCCGGATATCCATCCGGTATAAGTGGAGCCAATAGTTCTTTTGGTTCAATTACAGCTATTGGTGGAGGAGCTTCCAATCCAAATAGTGGAAGTAGTGGAAAAGGAGGATCAGGAGCGGGTTTTGATGCAAACGGATTATGTTCGGGTGGAGGTTCTGGTGGTGGTTTTGCTGGAACTTCTGGGCAAGGATATGCCGGTGGTTATGGGTTTCACGGATTTATTAGTGGAGGATGGGCAGCAGGTGGTGGTGGAGGAGCTGGTGCTGCTGGTGGAAATGCTTATGCTGTATATCTGGGGTGTGCGAAATGGGCTGAATGCTCCGGTTACGCAGGAAGTGGAGGTACAGGAAAACAATCATCTATTTCTGGTACTGCTACTTATTATGCTGGTGGTGGTGGTGGTTCATCTTACCTCCAAGCTGATGGTAGTGGTGGAACAGGTGGAGGAGGAGGAGCCGGTTCGAAAGGAACCGTAAATACTGGAGGTGGTTCTGGTGGTGGATGTATTGGGTTTGTTTCCGGTGGTGGTTCTGGAATAGTTATTATATCCTATCCAAATACTAAAAAAGTAGCATCTACAACCGGAAGTCCAACATTTACAAATTCTGGTGGAAATTACATCTACAAATTTACTGGTTCTGGATCTATTTCTTGGTAATATAGGTTATAAAAATGGCACATTTCGCTCAACTAGATGCAAACAATACAGTAATAAATGTTATTGTTGTAAATAATGATGAATTAATTGATCCAAATACGTCATTAGAATCAGAAGAAATGGGTATTTCCTTTTGTAAATCTTTATATGGGTCTGATACTGTTTGGAAACAAACAAGTTATAATCATAATTTCAGAAGACAGTTTGCTGGAATTGGACATATATATTATGAGAAGTTGGATGCATTTATTTCCCCACAATTATATCCATCTTGGATTTTTAATGAAGATACTGGAATTTGGAATCCACCAGTACCAAAACCCACAGACGATAAAAATTACATTTGGAACGAAGAAACCAAATCTTGGGATGAAAATGTTATTCCAGTAATACCTTAATGGAGATTTTATTATGACACTTATTATGACCCCCGAAATTATTGAATCAGAAAATCACACAGAACAAAAACTTTCAGTAGGCACATATTTTCCTACCAATGTTTATAGTATTAAAAAAATAGAATTTTTGGATTCTGTAAAAAAATCTGCATATAATGCTGTTTCTGAACAATCAAAAAATTATGATGATATTTACCCAGTAGTAATGTCTGGTAATATATTTGAGGATGAAACTATAAAAGATTTTACTGATTATATCGGAAACACAGCTTGGAATATCTTAAATGATCAAGGATATGCAATGGAAAATTATGAGTTATATTTTACTGAAATGTGGATGCAGGAACATCATAAACATTCATTGATGGAACAACATTCCCATGCTGGTGGAATTCAAATGGTTGGATTTTATTTTCTAGAAACTCCAGAAAACTGTAGTAAACTTTTAATGCATGATCCTCGACCAGCCAAAGTACAAATAAATTTACAACAAAAAAATGACAATATAGCCACTTACGGAAGTGATATTATAAATTTTGTCCCTGAACCTGGATTATTAATTTTTACTAATGCTTGGTTGCCTCATTCATTTGGAAGACATGCAAGTGACGATCCCATCAGATTTATTCATTTTAATTTAAATGTAAAATACAATTCAAAAGAATGTCAATTTAACCAAGCTGAAATTATATAATGAACAAATATTTGATAAGATTCAATAAAACGCGAGGCCAACCAGGAAGAGGAACTTTTGATCATGTTTGGCGAGTTTTTGAAAATGACAAAGAATATCTGTTTAAGAATGTAGAAATAAATGTCAACTCTTATTCAGAACGTTCCGGTGAAGATTGGAATATTGCTTGTGAAGGTATTATGACTATAGACAGAACAACATCTACTGCGATAATCAACAATATTTAATACACACAAACCCTCTTCGGAGGGTTTTTAATAAATATAAATAATACTATAACTAAATTAGGATCGTATAATGGCAGGATATCAAGATCTATTTATGAACCAAGGAGAAACATTTACAAGTTCTCTGACATTAACAGACGACAATGGATTGCCATATGATTTAAGTAATTTCATTATAGCAAGCCAAGCTAGAAAATCATTTTATTCAGCAAATGCTGTAATAACTTTTGATTCAGCTATTACTGATCATGTTGGTGGTGTTATTCAGATATCTGCAAATTCAGCAACAACCTTAAATGTATCAGCAACAAGACTGGTATATGATGTGTATATCAGGGAAGTTCCTACTGGTACTGTTTCTAGAGTATTAGAAGGTACAATATACGTAAGTCCAGCAGTAACCACAACATTAAGTTATTAAAATGGTAAACGTAGTAGTAAATCCTGTTAATACGGTTAATGTAAGGATTGGACAAAATAAACCTAAGGTAGTATCAGTTGCAACTCCAGCAAACCAAGGGTTTGATATTGTCAACTACGAACTAATTGCTACTGAAGGACAAACAGAATTTTTTGTTAATGGTGGATATACAGTAGGTAATATTTCAGTTTATATCAACGGAATACTCTTATCTAATACTGATTTTGATTCTTCTAATGGAAGAACAATAATTTTATATATACCAGCATCATCTGGAGATAATATTACAATATCAAAATGGGCTTCTGGTATTGTTTCTGCAAAATCTAATTATGTAACTTTAAATGATGTTTCAATAACATCTAATACAGTATCAACTACGACAAATATTGCGAATCAAGTATTAGATGTAGTTGATATACGTCTTTACAGATCCGCTAAATATCTTATTCAAGTAACAAGCGGAAGTGATTCACAAACAAGTGAAGTTTTATTGATCCACGATGGTATTAATGTATTTGTAACTGAATATGGTTTGATTTATACAGATATCGCTCTTATGACTTATGATGGCGTTATAAATGGATTCAACGCAGAATTGTTAATGAGTCCAGTTAACTCTGTAAATAATATTAAAATCTACAAGACTTCTACAATACTATAATGTCAAATTCCAGAAATATATCTACAGTACCTTCAGATTTAGCTAATAATATTGGAAAAATATTATCAGTAAATAATGCAGCTAAAATAGTTTGGAAAGATGATACTGGAAGCGCAAATACTGTAGAATTACAAATAGGGTTGAAAAAAACTAATGATAATGTAGCAAATCTTTCATTCGTAGTAACTGATTCAGTTTACAGAACTGCTAAAGCCGCATATAATGTAGCTAATCTTGCTTTTACAGTAGCAAATAGTTCTTGGTTTACTGCAAATACTGCTAATGCGACTGCTAACATTGCATTAAGCGTTGCAAAATCAAGCTTTAATCAAGCAAATACAGCTTACGATAGAGCAAACATTGCCTATACACAAGCAAATAATTCATATACTTATGCTTCTAATATAGCAAATAGTGCATTTATTTCAGCAAATTCAGCTTGGAATACAGCGAATGCAGGATACAATGTAGCTAATCTTGCTTTTACAGTAGCAAATAGTTCTTGGTTTACTGCAAATACTGCTAATGCGACTGCTAACATTGCATTAAGCGTTGCAAAATCGGCGTATGGACAAGCAAATAATGAACCGAAAGGCGCAGCTGCTTATAACGTTGCGAATCTTTCATTTGCAGTAGCTAACGCTTCTTTTAACACTGCCAACGCTGGATATAATGTAGCTAATAACGCTTATAATGTTGCAAATACCGCTTGGGTTGGAGCTAATGCTGCGTATACATATGCTTCTAGTACCGCTAATAACGCTTATAATACAGCTAATGCTGCTTGGAGCACAGCTAATTCTAAATTCAATTCATCAGGCGGAAGTATATCAGGTCCAGTAACCATTAATTCAACTTTAACC